ACTCAGACTGCGACTGTGGATTTGGTTGTCCCAGCGTCAACGCCTGATCCCGCGACGATTGATGGTAATGCTCAGGTGTTTGCCGATGCGATGTTGCAATTCATCAGCATACACCGCGACCTGCCGGATTTAAACAGTTACTGGAAGAAGAACCAGCCCACTCTCGACAAACTCAAGGTTAGCCACCCTGAGCTTTATGCCAACGTCCGCAATGGCTTTGCGGAATACAAGAAAACCCTGCAAGGAGCAGAAAAATGACTGAGAAAACGTTTAAACCATTTCCCGATGGCGGCAAACTTCGTGCAACCATCAGCAAACGTACCCCGATGTCTCCCGATTACTGGGGTGACATTGCCATCAATCTGAACGACACCGCTGGGACGCGAGTCGAAGACGGTTTGACAATCTTCAAGCTCAGTGGCTGGAAGAAAGTTGATTCGTCCGGCAAGACTTACCTGTCTGTCAGCGTAGATCGTTACGTTCCCGAAACCGCCCAAGCGCCAGCGAAACCACAAGCCAAAAGACAAACGGAGGAGCAAGATGATGACGTCCCCTTTTGATCAAGCCATGATGACCCGCACAGAGTTAAAAGAGTACGTCAAGGTCAACCCTGACGAACCTGTCGCTGAGACTGTCAGCAAGCTTGGCGTATCCAAGCAACATGTGTACAACGCTCGGCATGACGTGGGGGTTTCAAAACCCATAACCATGTCCAAAAAGAAGCGACTCAAGGTTGTCCGCAAAAGCACCTTGGAAGACAAGGATGCGCGGATTGCAGAACTTGAGAAGCAAGTTGAGATGCTCAAGATCAACCCGAACCAAGAGGTTCGGTACATTCCCGCACCTGAACCAGAGATTCGGTACATTGCCACGCCTGATCAGATCAGCGCAGTCAGAAGCTTGGAGTCTAAGTTGGTTGACGCAAAGGCAATCATTGCGTACTTGGAAGGGAAGCTTGATGGCGCTTCAGTTTGAAGCCCGCAAGGTTGCGTTGAAACAGGACAGGACAGGATATGTCTTGACCTTGGCCTTGCACCCTGACGAAATCCCTGTAGAGCTTCTGCGAGATTTTGTTGGGTCAAGGTACGCTTGCGCCTTGGTTCGTATCCAAGACGACGAGTCACCCACCGCTTACAGCAACAGGGTTCAGACTGCGGGGATGCTTTGCCGTGCCATTGAATTTCAAGAATTCCTTGGAACGATGGACGAGACATCCGCCGCTGCGGAACTGTGTAAACGCTGTGGCATCACATCCCGTAGTGAATTGAACGGCAACGAAGAAGCGCAGATGGCATTCGATGCCATTGTTCTTGAATATAAAACAGGGGTCAACAATGACTTATTTTAAAACCTACCGACCGTACATGGCGTACCTGTTGCAGTCGGACATTGACCGTCTCAGAGACTACTCAAAGAAATCAAAAGTGCCAATCGCACAATTGATCAGAGAGGGTGTGGTTTCGCGTGTCTCGGGCAAGAGCATGTATTCAGATGGGTACAACGATGGACTGACCAAGGCAATCAAAGCCGTCCATGATCTGAAGTTTGCGCAGATGCGCTTTCCGTCCGGTGCGTCTTTCTCTGAAGTGGTGGAAGACGAATTGATTAAACACATGTGGGGCGAAAAGGAGAAGGCAGATGAAGAAGCTCGGATCGTCCCGTAATCAATGCGGGGGCTGTAAGGAATACTTCAACAGCAACAATGCATTTGAATCTCACCGCACAGGAAAATTTGGCGATGACCGTAGATGCAAGACCCCCGCAGAAATTGAAGCGTCTGGTTTTCGTTTAAACGAAGATGGGTTTTGGTCAACAACAAAAGTTTTTTGGAAAAAAGAGGAGACAGCATGAACTGGGGCGCACTTATTGGCATCACTTGTTTGATTGCGTGGTTGACACACATCTTCACTTGCTTTTCACAAGCGATGTGGGGGTTCTTGGTGGCTGGCGCAATCTTTTTCCCGATAGGGATATTGCATGGTTTTTATCTTTGGTTTGCTTAAGGGGGTTGTATGTTGTTAGATGTACTTACGTGGTTTGCAGTGTTTCTTGCTGGTGGTGTTTTCGCCGTAGTTGCTGGTGCTGTTTTCATATGGGTAATCTTTCATATGCAGAACGGAAACAGAGATGAGTAAACACACACACCGAATCAAGTATTGGTTGTACGTCTTAAGTGTAAAAAGACTCTCAAAGAGATTTCAGTATTGGTTGTACGTCAAGTCGGGCTTGAAGAAGCGAGATGAAGACAACTGGTGGAAAGGCGCTTGTCATGCCAACACTAGCGCAGATGTTCGTGCGGGGATGATAGAAAGGAAAGACTGGAATCCTTGGAAAGAAGAGCCTCAATTTTTGCATCTTCAAGGCTTACATGCGAGAGTTGAATGGACTCGACACATGCGACCTGAGTGGACTTGGAAGCAAGCAAGTGATCGTGTAATAAACCCAAAATGGTAAAAGCTATGACTGAACAAATAAGTGAAGAAAAAGACTGGGGTGCGCTTGCTGAGAAGCACTTGGCATCAATTAAACGCGACATGAAAATAAGCCTTGAAGTCGCAACGGTTCGCGCTGCGCATAAAGTGATGACTGAATTCAACGACACCGAACGAGAGAGCAAGGTCAAGCAAGAGATCATCAAGAACCTGCCGATCAAAACCCAGCAACAGGTCTATGACGAGCTACGCAATGGGGTTGTCGAAGAAGTGGCACAGCACATTGAGAAGCTGACAGGTTTTGGACAAGACACCATCAGTTCGTTTGCAATCTACATCAGAGGACTAAAGAAATGATTAACTTATCTCCACCACCAATACCAGCATTTCCAAACCCGCATTTGCGGGACGACTCAGGCATGACACTGCGTGACTACTTTGCGGCAAGGGCTATGCAAGCATTGCTATCAGACCCTGATTGGCGACAAGACATGGACATCAAGGACACTGCACTCGCCGCATACAAGACGGCAGACGCAATGATGAAGGAGAGAGGGAGAGAAGAATGAGCTTCAGATCAACAACAATTAAATACATCAAAGAAGTGATGAGGGCTAGGACTATTCACGAAGTCATTGCCAATGAACTGCGTGAAGCACACCTACGCAAGTTGGAAGCTGAGACTGCGGCTGAGTATGCGAATGCGGCTATTCAATACAACGAACAGCGCATTGCACGGCTGATGGCAAGACTGACTGAGCACACAGAGGAGGGGGACTACACATGACACAAGATGAAGTGGCTATTCTTTGGAAAGACGCAAATGGTTGGGACGTTAAAGGTTACGAAACTACGTTGAAAGACCTTGAGCGTTTTGCCAAACTTGTAGCCGCCAAAGCAACAGCCGTTGAAAGAGAAGCCTGTGCAAAGGTGGCGGAAGAATATGGGACTTGGGGTGGGTCAGGTTTCTATGAATGGTTCAAGAAATTAGGGGCAGAAATCAGAGCCAGAGGAGAACAAGCATGACACAAGAGCAAGAGCCTGTGGCGTGGTTGTTGACTGAAAAAAACATAAATTCGCTTCAAGTAGATTCCATTCAACTTTTAATTGACCGTTTAAAACACGCACATCACACAGACTTATGCGTCAGGATTAACGGGCAAGATGAGTGGTTTCAGGCTGATTGGTTAAAACACATGGTTAGAGCCACCCCACCACAGCGCACATGGCGGGGGCTGGCAAAAGAAGACCGCCTGTGCGCCAAGTACATGCAAGACGCACCCGACGGCATTGAGGCAGTCATTGACTACATCGAAGCCAAACTCAAGGATAAGAACTATGGATGATTTTAAAACTCATGTCCACAGCAATGGACTCCCAACAGAGAGGTCGGCGTTTAACAAAGCGTCCCTCCGAAGCGACTCCATCAAGTCCCGTATCTTGGTGGAGCTAGAAGATGTTGGTGGAACAGGCCTCACTCCAGATGAGTTTGTGTTTAAACATGGCGGCCTGATCAATACCATCCGTCGTCGGTTCACCGACTTGTGGAAGGATGGGAAGATTAAGCACCACCCCACTTTGCTGACTCGCAAAAATACTGCTGGCAACGACTGTGTGACATGGGTGCTTGGCAGGGATTTGGAAATAACTCCTCGATTACCCAAGAGGCAGTGGGTGGGGCTGACAGATGAGGAGCGTATTGATATTTTGGTTGATGCCGCGCACACCAAATGGGATGACCAAGAAATTATCAAAGCCATTGAAGCCAAACTCAAGGAGAAGAACAGTGCTTGATCGACTCATACTTGGCGTTGCGCTATCTGTGGTTGGGTGCAATGGTTTGTTTCCTGCGCCGCCGCCGCCAGTCACACCGCTGACGTTGAAAGAGAAAGCAAAGATGCAGTCAGTTGGCAAGGTGTGTATGAAGAAAAACAAGCAGACGCTGCAAGTCAAGAGGTTGTGTAAACGATGGGAGGTGCAGAAAAATGCTTGAGGTACATGACATCAACGGCAGACTGACGACACGAAATGTTTGGTACACGACCGATGACTATGGGACGCTATGGCGGTTCGTTGTAACAGAAGGAGGCGTTAGGTTTTGGTGGGATGCCATACATGAAACAGCAACGATGAAGATTCTTGGGTATACAGATTGGAGTAGACATGCTTGAAGCAATCAGAACATTCTTTGGGAGACTGCGGGGCGAACATGGCGACCGCAGGACTGTCGTCGAGAAGGGGACGATATGGAAATGCACCAAGTGCCATTTAATTTTTACAACCAAGACAGCCGGAGAGCAACATGACTGCCGTGAACGCATTTAACTGGAAAGAATTTACCGACGAGGAGATAGCCAGACGGGGCGATCCGTTTAAACAAATGAACCACAACGCTGCTATCGGTAAACGAACCACCAAGGCTGTTGAAAAGATACGCATCAAAACACCCAGTCATGGGACTATTCATGGGATTACGACCAAGCCTCTCAAACCAAGACCCACAGAGATGATGCGATGCGTAGAGAAAAAGTCCTGAACAGCATAAATGCTAGACTGACAGACCCCGAATACGAAGAGTACATGAAGCTGGGCGGCATCGCTTGGTTTCGTTTATTCCTTAGACACAGCGCAGAGATGAGAGCAACGATTGAACTACAAAACCTTACCAAACCAGACAGATCAAAAGCAAAACAAAACCTCCGATACCACAGTACTGTGCCAGCGGGAGCTACTGAAGTGGTGGCTACCAAGTGGCAACCCGTGCAACAGATCATCCAATCCAAAGCCCGTTGATGTACCGCAATCAGAAACTGCTTGAAGCTGTCAGGGAATCCCCTTGTCAGCACTGCGGCAGGTCTGACGGGACAGTTGTAGCCGCACATTCCAATCAGGGCAGGGACGGCAAGGGCAGGAGCCTTAAAGCCAACGACTATAGGATTGCCGCCTTGTGCTTTACCTGCCACGCAGAATTAGATCAAGGCCGGGCAATGTCCCGGGAAGAACGTTTAAACATGTGGGAAGACGCCCACCGGGCTACAGTGGGTTGGCTCTTCGACAACGACATCCTTAGAGTTCGCTGATCATCTTCTTGATGGTTTGGATGTTCTGGGTTGTATTGTTCTCAGCCTGTCCGATGGAAACCAACGTATCGCGCTTCTCATCTGCCGACATTTCTGAACCCTGAACCATCTTGCGCATTTCCCGCATGTTCTTCATTGTTTTCTCAACGCTTGCGACATACTGCTTGGTTGCCAATAGACCTGCGTTTCGTTCCATGAATTCTTCAAACTCTTCTGGTGAACCGGCGCGGAGCAAGTAGTTCTGTGTTTCAACTGCGGCATCCACGGCTCTCTTGAGTTCGTAGTACTGCGTTGTGTTCCCGCGTGCTTCTGGATCGGCTGCGAATCGTTTAAACACAGGAAGCTGCTCGAACCGCTTGGAGGCGTTCGGGTTGTCGGCTTGTGTGTTCAGGATTGAGTCAAACAGCGACAGGGCGTACATACCTATCGTTCCGGTGTATCCGCTGTAGACCTGCTCAAGTTTGATTGGCGACAGATTGAGTTGCTTGCCCAGCCACTCCATAGAATGGGTGGTGCTTGGCCCGACCTGATACTGAACCTCTCTGCCTTCCAAGCCCTGCCCAACGATTGGTCTGCCGGTGAAGAAGTTGTAGTTCGCGGCGTATTCAACCAATGGCTTGGCTACCTGCGGGATTGGGTTAAACGCGAATGTGTTCAACAGGCCACGACGCATAGAGTTCATCAAGTCCTGTCCGGTGTCATCCTTCATGGTGTAAGCCATGATCCGCTCAGGGACTGTTTTAAACAGGAAGCCAACCTCAAACGGGGTAGGGAATTTACCTACTCCGGGGAAAATCCAGTAGTTGTCCTTGGTCTCTTGCTCCTGCTTCTTCCATTCTTCGTCGTCTGAGACGGCAAGGAAGTAAGCTGAAGACAAAGCCATTAAGGTCATGCCACGGACAAAGAAAGCTTTTTGCATGGCCTCGTTGTTGGCGGTAACGTTCTGTCCAAACGCAGTCCGGTACATGACATCCAAGCCTTGGATACGGGCGTTCAAGAACGGTATCGCCGCAGTCAAGATGCGAGCCACAGGGGAGCTTCCCTTGCGGTTGAAGTTCATCACCTCAAGCGCACGGTACAAAGCCTCTGTCTCGTTGCCTGTCTCTTCCAGAACCCTGTCATACACTGCCATGCGGGTCGCAGCATCAGATGCTTCTGTGCCTTTTTCCAGAGCATCCCACACGCCTTTAAACACACCCAGTGGCGCTGCTGCGCCCTTTGCGCCGTACTTCTTGTTCAGGTCTGCCTCCAAGACATTGGCGCTGTTTAAAAGCCCAGTGGAGAACTCGTAGCCGCCAAGGACACCGCCGTTTAACAAAGCGTTGTACGTGGCTGACTTACCGCTCAGAGCCTTGGCAAAGTTTGCTGCTGTGCTGGCGATTGGGGTGATGTTTACACCGCTGGTTGTCCAAGCTGACAAGGAGTCCCGGGCCATGTTTGCCAGCATGAAGCCGGGGTCTTTGGTCACAAGGTTTCTAAGCAGGTCTGCTGGGCCGGACAAGAAGCCAAGGAAAGGCATCTCCGACATGTTCAAGTTCTTTACAGCATTGATAAACAACTGATCAGCAACACGGTAAGAGACTTGCTTGCCGTTTTCCAGAACCTGAACGGTGTCCGGGGCATTGTCGATAACGTTTAAACGTTGTGCGCCTACCTTCGGGCCAAGCTGCATCGCCACGTTTACAGCCCTTTGTGCTGCGACGTTCTTCATGCCTGCGTTGATTGCCGCCTGCGTGTTGCGAACAATGGATTCAAGGTAGTCCGTCAGGGGAGCTTCGCTACCCTTGAGCTTCTTGGGTGGTTTTACCCCAGAGATTGAGTTGAATATCTTTGGCCCGACGGTAGTGTCGCCGTTGACTTGACGGAAGAATGGGATGTAGTCCATGTGCTTCTTGAACTCAGCACCACGCTCTGCGCTGATGACACCAGTAGCGATCATGTAATTGACCACGCCATCGTTGAACGTATTCATTTCCTTCTGGATGATTCGGAAGTCCACGCCTTTTGCCAAGTATTTCTTGCGAGACTCTTCAACCAAGGCAATGTCACCCGCCTCAAAATTCTGCTCTCTGCCGTCATCCATAAACCGTTTGCCGCGTTTGACACCAGCCCAATACTGATAGTCTTGATAAGCGACTGGGTCGTTGAACTGTGCCAACGGTGCAAGGATTTCCAGTGGGCCTTTGACTGAGTTGTCGATAGTGGTTGCCCCGTTCTTGTAAACAGGGATACCACCCTTGCGGTTACCTATGCCAAACGCAGAATAGGTGACAGAAGAAGACAGGTCGGACATGTTTGCCGCCGCTTCTGCGCTGACATCAGCCAGCAGGACTTTGCCGCCCATCTTCTCGGCAAGCATTCTGTCAAGCACACCAAGCTGGTTGTAGCGGTGGATGAATGCGGCACGTAAGTTTGCCATGCTCTCAGGAGCAAACGATTCCAAGATGCTGTCAATCACACCTTTGTTTTCGCGGCGGGTTGTTGTCTCGTCTCTGCGAGCGGTATAGGCGGCGCTTTGAGTTGGCAAGCTGTACTTGACCTTGCTTTCCATGCGAGTGAACTTCTCCATCGCCTTATTTTTGTTGGCGTAGGAAAGCGGCTCCACCTCTTTGGCTATCAAAGTTGCTGACAATGAGTTGGCAAATTGTCCGCGTAATATCTTGACCGGGATGGACTGTGCGTTGTCAGCTTGAAAATCGATGTAAACAGGAACTTCGGTGTACCCCGCATCATGTAAAGCCAACATGCGGTGACGGCCTTCATGCCCAGTGATTTTCCAATTACCATCTCTTTCGGACACCGACAGATACATAGACCCAGCGTATTTTTTCATCCTCTCAAGATCAAGAGGCTCTTGCTCTTTGAGCAACCTTTCAAAGTCGTTGGGCGTTGCTGTGGCGCGGACAAATTCAATTGGGTCAACAAATGCAAGATAACCCTTAGTTTTGTTTTCTGCGCCGTTCTGGGTGTAGAAAGACTGATCCCACAACTTTTTAAATCGGTCGTCAGAATAGCGCACCTTCTTCAGGCTGTAACGCATGTCTTTGGTTTCAAGGCTGAAGTCACCAATGTTGCCTGTGATTGACTTGACTTGATTGGCCTTGAACACGGCAAGGTTCTTGGTTCTGTTTTCTTTGACATACAGAGAATCAAAGCCAAGCTTCTTCAAAGCCGCCACAAAGCGCGGGTCTTCAATCTTTGCCCAGTTGCCTTCTTTGACTTCCCTTTCGGTCTGCATGTACTCGTTCATGCTCATTGTGCTACCGAACTCATTCATTACCCTATCAACATGAACAGGGTTTTCGTAGTCAAACGGGGTCTCAGCACGAACCCATAGAGGGTAAACCTTGACTGGTGGCTCTGCTTGTTTTTCCATGCGGCTTGCGTGAAGCAATGCATATTCCTCAGCAAATGCTGGGTTTGGTGTGACAAAGATCAAACCCTTGCGGTTGTCTTCGTTGAACTGGGAGAAGTCATTCAGTGAGCCGTGGTACATCGGCAATGGACGGCCTTCTTCCTTGACCTTGCTGGCCCCGAAGAAGCGTTTAAACTCCGGTGTGTTTGGCGCAGCCTTTTTGTACGCAGCCTGCTCCGCTTCTTCTGCGGTGGGGAAGTATGTCTTGAGGCTGAACCGGATGTCTCCCTTTTCCTGAAGCTCGGCAGCTTTCTTCTGCGTAAGACCAAGCTGCTTTGCTTCTGCCGCTGTAGGCGCTCGTTGACCATATGATCCAACGTTACCAATGGCTGATTTAATTTGACTTGGTTCAAACGCCACCCAATTGTCAGCGCCAAACTCTCTTGCCTTGAATAAGCTTGTGCCTGTGCCTTTTGTGGCTCTGATTACTATTCCATCGTAGCCTTCATTTTTAACGTCTGCCAAAAAATCAGCAATGAATTGTTTGGCTTTTGTTTGCGGCATTCTTTGCAACGCCGTCATTTGCATTCCAAAATTTGCAGATGACATTTCAAAAGGATTCTTTATGGACAGATAGGCCGGAATTACATTAGCACCAGCTTGATAGTCGCCCACACCTTTGTAGGTCACCTGACGCATAAACTCGTCTGCCGCATCTACATTTCCAGCAAAGAAAAATCCCAATTTTGCGGTTGCATCTTTAGTGTTTTGACCAAGTTTTCTTGGGTCAAACGTATTGAAGTTTTTGCCTGTTGCGTGATAAACAACAAGTGGATCGCCATTCTCATCTACAACCTTGCTGCCTTCCATGAGTTGTTTAAACTCTTTGGTGTCTGGCGCACGCAGGCTGTACTTCTCAACAATCTTGACATCGCTTGGGTTGTATCCCTGACCATAGTCCACAACAAGTTCAAGCTCGCCGGGGTGACCAATCATGGCAACATGCTCAGGGGTCAAGTCCATTTCAACCACTGACATGCCCGTCTTGTCTGCGTAGGCTGGAATGTTTTTAAACGCCTTTGCCACTTCAGGACTCAAAGTAAATGAAACAAACTGACTGCCCATTGCGCCAGTTTGTATCTCTTCCAACTCGTCATTGGACATCAGGCGGTAACCTTTGAAGTCGTCGCCAAGCTCTTCACGGACAAAGTCCTGCACATCTTGGATGTATTTCTCACTACCGTTTACACGATACAAGTCATACATGGAATCGCGGTCGCCTACGCCAGATACGCCGCCAATCCACTGCTGTCTAATGGACTCTACGCCGGGTGGCTCAGGAATCTTTTCTGCCTTGTTAAAAATATCTTTGACTTGACGTAGGCTGTACTTGGTGGTTGTAACCGTTACATCTTTCAAGCCTTTGAACTGCGCTTGTTTTGGCACAACGACGGTGTCGCCGTCTGTCTTTGGATCGTACTGAACAAAGAAGCCGCCAGTTTTCTCGGTAGCGTTCTTTTCGCTCAAGTTGCCAGCCTTGTTCTTCAGGCCAATGATCATACCCTTGCCGTCAGGCTGCTTTGGATCAAGGAAGCGGGCATCATAGTCATCGCCATTCCAAACACGGTACTGAACGCCACTCTCTTCATCAACCAAAAAAGACGGAATGCCAGACTTGCTGGAGAAAGCCATCGCAACGTTCTGACCATTATTTAAACGCGAGCGCATGGTGGCCCAGTTGTGGTCGTACTTGCCAGACTTGTCTTTAAAGAATACCTTCTCGCCCTTGACGATCTGACCGAAACCAGTTGATGAGTACGTCAGGTGATGGTTTGGTGCAATGGACTCGCTACCCAGTTTGGTGTAGTCATAGAACATTGTGTCCGGATTGCCTTCAATGATAGCCCGGAACATGGTGGGCTTGAAGTCAGACGTAACGTTTAAACGAACGGCAGGTTGGTAGATTTCTTTGGCGACTTTCTGGCGCTCCTTGGTTTCTGGATCGCGCTTGTTCTCGGTCTCTGATGCGCACCACTTAGCCAATGAGTCAATCTCAGCCTGAAGAACCATTGCAAACTCTTCAGGGTGGACAACCAACGCCTCTGTCTTGAGGTATTGCATCATGCGTGCGGCGGCACGGAACGAACTCTTCTTAATGTCACCCACATCCTCAGATGCGGCTCCACCAAACATGAAGTTACCGCCGGATGTTTCGCCCAAACACAAACCCTCACAGATTCCTGAGCGCGGGCAGGTGGACACTTTCTCAGATATTTGCTGGGCAGAGGCAAGGCCAAGACCCATAGACGCAACGCTATTGCCATCCCAGTCCAAGTCGTATTCGCCGACGCGAGTCTTCTCCAGCTTACCGTTTTCAGTCAGCAGCGTACCGACGTTGTGTTCAAGCTTCAAAAGCTTGCGGGCGCTGGCAACCATTTTCTTGCGCTCTGCCGAAGTCGCATCCTTATACTTCTGAACAGCTTCCGCAATTCGCATCTCATGGTCGCTGTAACTGAACGATTCCACAATCGCAGACTTGCGTGATTTCTGGATTGATTGGAGCTTCATCTTCTTGTTGAAGAAGTCTCCTTGCGCCAATGGGATGTAGAAGTCTCTGCGTCCATTGTCTTGGACATCGTCCAGTTGGAGCATGTCAGGATGGACGTATACCAACACGGTACTGCCGTCAAACTCCTGATCAAAGTTTCCACGGTTCTTGAGAACATCAGCGCCGTTGGACTCGTTGGTCAGGTAAACACGGCTACGGCCTTCAGATGGGATAACCTTCTTGTTGCCAATCTTGACCGCATTTTCTTTGGTCGTGTGGTAGTACAAGGTGATCAAGCCATTTTTGTTGATAGGCACACCAAGCACCGCATCGAAACTCAAATGCTTCTCTGGGTTGTATTTCTGGAGAGAGTACTTTGTGCCGTCAGTTGGCAAGTCCAAGAATCCTTCGGATACGTACGGACGGATACCGTTCTCTTCTTCGTACTTGTCTGCGGCTTGGATCATCTGGTCGTCAGCTTTCCAAGCATTCTCTTGAGATGGCTCGTTAAGGCTCATCTTTGTCTCAGTGCCGCCCGCTTGCTTGCCAGCTTTCAGTTCGCCCCGTTCGATCTTGCCAAAGATTTCATCCGCAGATTCAAACCCTGCTCCGGTCAATGCCTGACGCAGCGCAGAGAAGAACTGCTGCAAACGTTTAAACAACGCAGCCATCATCCCGGGTGGTGGTTTAGCTCCACCTTCCCAGTCGCCAAACGCATCTGCGATTGCTTCTTCAAGGATGGCTTCGTCCGACAAGCCCATTTCTGTATAGGCATCAAAGCGAGACATGGTCTCGTTGAACGGCACATTCTTGAGGTACTTGTCTACCCAAGTCTTCTTGGCTTCACGCTTCAAGGCTTCCCACTGCTGGGGAGTAAAGAACCCAAGGTCAAACAATGCATGTAGCGCCTCATGGCGCATGGTCTTGATAGGCTTGTCTGCGTTAAACGCAATGCGGATCAGGTTGTTTAAACCGCCCCAAGCACCGTCCGCGTCGTTCTCGATGGCCCGGACAACGTTTAAACCAACATTGCCAAGACCAAATTTGTCCAGCATAGGCTTAAGCTTCTTCTCAAGCTCTTTGAGCTTGGCTTCCACTTCAGGCGTACGAACACCAGCAGCTTCTAAACCTGCGGTCGTGCCACCTCTGACACCCGGACGCTCACGCATGTCAAGTTCAACTTTAGCTCTTTGGCCCATTGTGCCGCCGCGCTTGGCGATTGACTCCAAGTCCTTGTCATTTAAAAGAGAAAGGACATGTGCCTGAGCCTTGTCATTGGTGTCAAAACTGGCAACAACTTTGCCTTCTTTGATGACCGTATGCTTTGCCACCTTGGTCGATTTTTTGCCAAGCGGAACAATTTTGAGCGGTGTGCGCAACGCTTCGGCTTTGTCCAAATGGTCGGTGATCTTCTGGCTACCAGCCACGTTGGCGGCTTGGAACGCATACACAGCCTTGGTGTGTTCTGGTGTTCCGGTCTTGCCGTCAGCTTCCATCTGAGCAATGGCGGCTTGACGCTTCTCCAAATCTTGACGGACGCGATCTGCGGAGGCTTCTTCCGCTGCGGCGTTGGCTTCCCGTTTGCGTGCCAGAATGTTTAAACGCTCCTTGGCATCAGCCTCTTCGGCAAAGGTCTGGGAAGCATTACTCTGAGAGCCATCTTCTCTGATCACGTAAGCGGCGGGCGCTTCTGAGCCGACCGTGTCTTGCTTCTGGATTTGATAACCTTCAGGCAACTCAGTCTCAGGGCGGGTCGCCTCTTCAATGCGAGGTGTGACAAGCTCTGTCTCTACGGGCTTGATCTCTGCGCGGCGATGCATCCGCTTGGCTTCTGATTCTGTCCCGTACGTACCCAATACCACGCCGGTAGGGCTGACGGCTTGGTAGCCTGTACCACGATCAATGGTCAGGTCATCGTTGATTACCGCAGTTCTCAGGATGCTCTCTGCGTCTCTGTCAGTCTCAAGTCCCGTTTGGGCTTGGACGGCCTTCTTGGCTTGTTCCAACGACACAGGCTTGCCGGGCTTGATTGTTCCAAGCGCAGTGGTCAGACCTGTGTTGTATTGATCCTGTGTAAACCGTGTGGCGTTGGAGCCTTCCGGCAGCACAAGCTGCTCTTCCTTGCCTGTACGCTGCAAAGCATCCAGCGCAGTCGCAACTGAGTGCAACTCTGGCTGCGTCATGGCGTTTAAATCAGACTTACCCGTGGCCCGAGTCAAGAAGTCGGAGAAACCCTTGGTCTCGGTGGCAATGTTCTTTGCCACAGCAATATTTTGGATGTCGTCTGGGGTGTAGGTTTGGTTCTGGTAGTTGGTTTTGTACGCCAGAATGCTGTTTAAAGCACCTTCTTCACCTTCCGGGTTCTGGGCCGTCATTGCATCTTTGATGTCTTCGATGCTGTACGACTTCAACTTGGGAAGATTGTTCTCTTTACGATAACGATTCAGGTAATTGACAACTGTGTTGTTGCCAATGGCTTTGCCCAGTTCATCTTCGGTAATACGACCGACAGGATCAACCAGTGGGTTCTTGGGTTCTTCGTAGGGTTTGTTAGGCGCTGGCAGAGCCAGCATCTTGGGTACGCCCAACTCTTCTTCAGTCTTGGCTCGTTCTGCTTGCGCACGTTGAAGTGCGGCTTCAGCGTCCCGTTGACGTTGCTGATCCGCCTTGACTTGATCCAATTGAAGTTGGTTGGCGTAAGCTTCTCTTGCGGCTGGTCTGCCCAAGCCTCTTGCTGCCGCGCCGAACGGTGTACCAACAAGAGCCGCGCCGTATGCTGATTCGCCATATTCTGCGAGCGCATCAGGGGTTGTAAGTGGTAACCCTGCCTGTAAACGCTCAAGCATCTGCTGCCCAACTTCTGTTGGGATTTCCGCCAAGAGACCTACACCAGCGCCTTTTGTAAGAGATGTTGCCAAGGTTTCTTTGGCTGCTGCTTCAATGCTTTGGGTTGTGCCTCTTGCCAATGCTTTTTCGGCTTCTGGGCCAAGCAGCTTGCCAATGAGGTTACGACCCAATGGAATGAATGTCGAGGCTACCTCTGCGGCAGCACCCGGAATAGCCGTTCCCAAGGCTTTTGCTCTTGAGATTTCAGGAACGCCTTCTTCCGCTTGTCTTTCCAAGCCAGAGCCATACAATTGCAACAAGGACGGCGCAAATGCGCCGCCTATACCACCCACAACCGCTCCCGCCGGGCCAAAAGGCGCACCAGCCATCGCCCCGACACGCGCCGAACCAAGGGATGCCGCTATGTTTGGAGCTTGCTCCAACAAGGCGGATGGGATTTGGCTTATGGCCTCGTACGCCGCAGGGAACAAACCCTTTTGTTCATACGCTTGCTTGACCTTTTCTAAGCTTGCTCCGGGTGCGTATTGCTGGCTAATGTCTTCGCCACGGGCAACGCCGCGCTTTGCTGCCAATTCGGGATCAATGAGTGACTCAAGCCCCGTCTCTATGGTAGAGCCAAATCGTTTTGCGCCGCCGGTCAAAGCAGCCATGATGCCCTCTTTGGGAGAGCGATCGGCTGCAACCATTTTTTTGACGGTTGCTTGAATTACAGCCGGATCAGTACCGTCTGGAAATTCAAGAATGCGACCATCTGCCAGTTGTGCTTGAATGGTCATGTAATCCTCACTGAATTAGTTCGCCGCGTTCGTTAAATCTTAACACTTGACCGCTTGTTGCTGCTGCACCCGTCATGTTTGTTAAAATCTTAAGTTCTTGAATTGCTCGCTCGCGCATGGCTGCCATATTTTTATTGCTGCTGACAAGCATTGGCGGATAGTCTTCGTTGATTTTTTTCATGCCATCGATGTACGCTGCTTTGTTTTTCTCTACTGCGCCAATACCTGCGGGAGTGCCATATCTCAGGTTTGCAGCTTGCTCAAAGAGCTTGCGCTGTTCTGGCGTTGCATTCTCTAAAGCCTTGACAAGACCTTGCAGGGTTTCTGGTTGTTTTGCCAAAACACCTCTTTGATATGCATTTTGAGACTCAAGCTTCCGTTCTTCAAGAGCAAGCTTATCTTTTGCTTCTGCAATATTGAAATCAAGCAACTTGTCTTGCTGTTGGCTTCTGCGGATTTCTGCCGTAATTGTGGCGGCAAGCTGCATATTTCCTTGCGACAAAGCCATTTCGTATTTGGCTTGATCCAATTGCATTTTGGCGTAGTTTTCTTTCTTGGCTTCGATAAGTTTATTTGTCTCTGCGACAACTGTTCCAATTACAGGGGAAGCGCCTGATGCACTTTCCAAGAATCTTGCGCCGGGTTTGGATGCTCTTTCAGCCATGCCAAAGCCAAATTGGGTTAATGCCTGAGCAAGCCCTCTGTCTTTCATGGCTTGTTCGTTAGGCTTTTGAGCCTCAATTGCTGCATTCAGTCTATCCAAAAGAGGCTGGTTGGTTTTCCCAATCTCCTCGCTCAACTTTAATGCCGTCTTCATTACATCTTCTTTTTCCTTTGAACCAAGGTTGTTTTGCTCGGCAAACTGAGCTACCGCAGATTTGACTTCTTTCTTGGAGGGCTTGGAGCCTGTGGTGATGTCTTCAAATCTTGGTTTTGCGGCTTTTTTCTCTGCGGCAGGAGTTTCTTTGGGCGGCTCGCTGACAGCTACTGATTCAGTTTTTGCTGGAGCCTTCTTTGGTTCAGCCATAATCTGCGCATTTGCCGCCTCAATCTCTTCAGGAGTCATTGGCTTGACGTTCTGGGGGCCTTTAAACAGCACATTCCCAGCAGCCTCTCGTCTCGATCTTTCTGATGGACGCAGCGACTCGGTAGACAAATACTTGTCAGGGTATATATCTTCTGCGGCATCCATGCGCTTTTCTTGCTCTCTGCTTTTGTAATAGCCCTCGCGCAGTGCGTTTAAACCGCCTGTAACGCCGATTGATTCTAAAAACTCTCCAATGGGCGATGTGGCTTTCTCTGGCATTTCTTTAACTTCGCCGCGATCAGCAAACGCAACAATGCCGCCGGTAGCCATGCTTTGTTCCATGCCATCAGCAAACTCCTCTGGCAAAGCCGGAGCAATACCAGCAAACTGTTGTGGCTGATTACTGCGCAAAGCTGCACGACGCGCTATTTCTTGGTCGATCATCTGCGCCTGCTCTTCGTCACGCGCGTTTAAAGCAGCCTCTTTGGCCTGCTGTAGCTGTTGATCGCTAAGGTCGCTGATGATTCCCTGTACATTGCTTTCGCTTGTTACTGAGCCATAGTCGCCAGCGTAGGTTTTTACTTCCCCGCCGTCGGCATACCCAATCATGCCGCCTTCTGCCCTACCTTGAGAAGGCGAATCAAACATTCCCATTCTGCTTAAACCATAAGCACCCATACCAATACCGGCAAGCTGGCCCATTGTGCTGCCTGAGCCTTGGTAGACCTGACTGGTTGACTGTTGGCCCAGCGGCAAGCCACGGATCATGTCGGACATGAAGCCCAACTGTTTATACGGATAGTTCTGTTGGTTGATGAAGTCCTGATACGCCATGTCAAGCGGACGCTGGGCCTGCTGTTGTTGCTGTTGACCGTATGCGCTTTGCAATTGGTTGATGCCCATCTTCTGACCATACTCGGTTTGACCGAGTTGACCAAGTTGACCCGCCGCTTGCAAGCCGGTCTGTAGACCCTGCATACCCAAACCAGCGCCGTATTGACGTGACTGCTCACCCATTCGCTGGGCTTCTAAACGACGTGCTTGATCTGCGTTAAATTGCTGTTGAGCGTTTTGGAAGGCAGCTTGCTGACCAGTGGCTGTAATGCCCTGTAACTGAGAGTTCAAACTGCGTTGTGCTTCTGCATCTATGATTGCAGAGCGGCTACCGCCAAACGCACCTTGTTGCACGGCCTGAGCTTGACGCATGGGTTGCGCCATTTGAAAGTCACGCACAGCCTGAGCTTTTTGGTAATCCACCACATTTTGCGTGTATGGACTCATGTAATCTTCAGCGGCTTGGTTGGTAAACTGCCCGCCCCGGAAATTCTGGCCTTGGTAGTTTGTGTTTAAAGCACCCAGACCAGCCATACCAGCAATACCAGAACCAAGTCCCACTTGTTGAGATGGCTGCATACCCGCAGCGCCTTCAAAGGCTTGCTGTTGCATGGGCTGAAACCCAGCAATCCGCTCACCGCCGTACTGTTTATATGGGTTTTGATTGATGTCGGTAAGAGCCGCACCTTTTGCAAGTGTGTCTTTGGCATAGCCACGCGCCCATTCTGGCAACTCTACGGTGGTTGTGGTTTTTTCTGGCGTTGATGGTTCGTCGCCGCCCATATAAAGCTTGGGGCCAAGCAAAAAATCAAGTATCCATGAAACTTTAAACATCTAAATGCTCCTTGCGGTACTCATCAAACCGCTCGTAAAAAATTGTTTTCCACACGTCAGGCAAAACTTCTTTTGCTTTTTCAGGGCCAACACAAACATGAACTGCATAAGCAACAATATTGCCAGACGCATAACGCAAGCCATGAGCAATCTCAATGCCATGCTGGTCTTTGTTTGCTTCAAAAAAGTTTGCAGTTTCATACGCAGAGACCACCGTGAGCCACATAGGCAAAATCTGGTCTTGAATACTGCGGTAAAACGGATTTGCGGGCAGATAAACCAAGCAAGTCAGAAATGCTCGGTTAATCTTGTCAGCGGGGACAGGCTTGTCTTTGTCAATTAGATCATCCCATATGTGAGCCAAATCAGCAAACGCATGGTACATGTTTAGGGCATCTTGATTGCCACCAAACCATTCTAATTTTCCACCGCCAGTCATGCTGGTAAATATTTCTCTGATCGGCTATTCTTTGCAACCTTGCCCTTGCCCACGGTTTTGCTGCGGGCTTTCTGGATTCTGTCCATCATTGCGTACAGCTTACGTGCGCCAGCTTCGGTTGAGCCATTACCCAACTCAGAAACGATGCGTGCAGGTACGACAAACTCGCCATCAGCTAAACGCGCAGGTTGCCTTTTGCCAATTACCGCAGGGATGGAGTCTGACACACCATCACCGGGGCCGCGCAGTAATCTACCGCCATCTGAGTAATCTCCAAGATGGGAAATACCGCCACCAGCCATCATGCCGCCACCAGCGGCTCTTGGAACGTACCGTTGGTTGTAATATTTCTGCTCCCGACCATAAGGATCAGGTGTGGGTGTTGGGTTTGTTGCGTTGGCCTCAAAGGTGTATTGTTGACCGGGATCAGAATCAGTCTTCTCTTCTTCCCGCTTTTTATCGTCAGGCATCAACAATGGGAGCGCGGCGGCGGCAAGTGTGGTCTTTGGGCCGTACGTGTATTTCACGTTGCCAAGATTTTCATAAAATTTAGTGGGGCCACCCTCTGTCCCAAGGGATTTAAAGCCTTCAATCATTTGGTTGCCGGAATTTCTAAAGTTTGATGCCATGCTGTTTGGTACAACCGGTTGAACGGGCGGTGCAGTTACAAGATTGCCTGATACATCTGTATACTGAGGATTCAAGTTGGGGCCAAGAGGCACTCTAGATGCCGTACTCAATGGAGCATTGGTAAGAGCATCAACCCCAACCGGCGCAGACGCAGCTTGTGATGCAGCTTGTGACGCATATGGGCCTGCAACAGGCACAACAGGCGCTATTGGAGTTGCCCCCGCTGCCCCTGCCGTACCTGCTGTACTCGCCGTTCCTGCCGCTGTACCCGCTGTTCCTGCCGCCGCACCGCCAGAGGCTGCCAAAGCACTGCCAATACCAGCGCCACCATAAGCACCAAGACCAGCCATCAGGCCTTTCTTGATGTCTCCAGTTGCAACTGCCGTTCCACCGCCAACCAGCAATCCTGCGGTCATTGGGTTAATTGCCCCGCCAGAAACTGCCATTAAGCCAGCACCAGCAATCATTGGCAACATTCTGGATAAGAAGCCAGCTTCTGGTAAACCCGTATGTGGGTTGATGGTCAGATGCCCGCCATTCGCCATAGCAATGTCGTTCAGACTCTTAACTTCGCCCTTGGTCATGTGGACAAGGGTCGTATCAGGGCCGCGACCATGCGCAGCTAAATGTTGTGCAGCGTGCTGTAGGCTCATGTTTGGCTCGTAAATAGGGGGTTGATTGATAATATCATGTTGAAGTCTTTATGCGAAGCATTTGGCTTGTTGCTTGCACACCATCTTGCGTGTCTCTGTAAACATCCCCAAGCCTTAAATTAGGCAAGTCCGCCTCAGTCGGCAGGCTAACTACAAACTGGCCCGGATTATTAAAGTCAGGTTGAGCAAAACTTAAAGCGGTTACGACATTGGTAGTCCCAACGCCTTGAGAAGCAAATACGGCTGGAGAGGCGTTATCCAATTGATTAAAGTACAAACGCAGAATGCTAATAAGCTGCTCCATGTATTGCTGGTCATACTGATCGGGTGCTGCCGGTAAGCGTGGTTGAGTTGCAGTTTTTAATCCCATGCTTATCTCCTGCCGTCAGGTCTAATGTCGATACGGGGAACACCCAACTGCCACTGAACACCAAGCTCGTTTGAGCTTACTTTAAACGCCATCTGGCGACCGCGAATCCGCACATACACCTGTTGGGTGAACTCTTGGATAGCGTAGGTTCTTTGGTTCTGGTAGTTCTGCGTACTGACAACCTCGGGGTTGTTTGAGTTCCCATATGGCGCACCTGAGTTGGCGCGGGGGAGTACCGTGAACATGGCGGTCGGCTGGTTTACGTTTGAGCCGTCAAAGGTCAAGTCAGGGATCAATCTCCAGACAAACCCAAAGTTATGCCCGTCACCAATGTCAAAATCAGAAGACGTGACCTGCGCCACAATCGGCACGGACGGGTTCACTGTGCCGTCGTCCACTCCGCTCTCATGGTACAGAAGCTGTGCATTTGAATTGCCACCTGCCACGCCGTATGTGGTTGCCATAGGGAATGATCGTAGCGAACTGTCCAGCCATGCTGTGCGGCCTTGGCTTACGCTCTGGTAGTTGTCCCAGTCGCCGTAGTACCAACTATTTTCAAGGTGGTTGTAGATCACATAACGGTTAACCACGGATGAGCCAGCAGAACAATACTGCCACCACACCTCGCTGTAGCCCTCGTTTGTCCCCGCGCAGAACTGGAACGACTGCTCAAGGTTGATGTCGTTAAACACGTATTCCCGCAAGGTGGACGGCAGGGTCTGCACCCGACCAGAATACATGTAGAACTTGTCCGTACCCATCCAGTAGGTGATGTTGTTAGCGGTTGCTATCGCATTTGGCCCAGCAATTGATATGTTGTCGCCCATGATCTGGAAGCTCCAGACATACGGTGGGCCAAGGTACTGCATGGAATAAATGGCTGAGTCCGTCAAAACCAAAATCTCTTGGCGGGTCTGCATGGCAGTCACAATTTGTGAGCCGTGGCTCAGTCGGTAGCTACCTGCTTGGTTTGTAACAGCCGGAATCCATGTAGCAAAACTCTCTTGGTCAGACCAGCGTATCAGTAAGGGGTCTTGAATGGCGCTGCCGTAATCGTTTACACCAAACGCAAGAACAAACCTCGAAGCATCTGACACCATGACAAAGTTGGCAACCGTCGGGCATGACGAATCTGTAGTTATAGTTCCAGATTTGGTCACAATCGAAGTGCTTGGGCCAAGGTATTGGCCTCGGTTAAATGTGCTGGCTGACGATGAATTTGCCCAGTAGTACAACGCGCCGCCACGGGGGTTGAAGACCAAGTCTTCGCCAAAGTTTGACTGGCTCCACAAACGGAGTTGAATGCCGATACCTGTAGCCGCAGGAGAACCCCAGCCGGTAAATGTGGTGGATTGAACAACCGTTGCGTTGTCTGCATGGGAGGCGGCTGCGCCTGAGCCTGTGCCACTCAATCCACGGGTACACCCCAAGAATTGCGTTGAATTCTTACTTGTGTAAGAAATGTTTTCTGAGTCAATCAGGATGTTTCCGGCTGCGCTAAACGCAGTTGTGTCATCCACCGTAATTGTGGTGACGGAATTGTTTATAGCACCGTTAAGTTGGTTTGTTGCCGTACCAAAAACAACACCGCCCCAAGTACCCGCGCCCCAACCCACATTCAGAGAGTAAATATCTACGCCGGTTGTAATCTGGTATGCAGCCACAACAGATGACCCGCCGTTACTTGAATCCCCTGCGGTTGCGTTGACAGAGGCGGTGATGGTGTACTGGTTGGAGCTAACGTAGCTGGTAATCTGAAATTCTGCGTTCAGGATGGTGGCGGTGATGTTGCCGCCCAGAGATGCCGCCCCACTGAATGTAACGAAGTCCCCTGCCTGCGCACCGTGGGCAATGTCCGTGACGGTAACGATAGGGGAGCCAGTGGTTGCGGCAAAGGTGGCTTCACCTGCGCCAGTGGTAAAGCGCAATGGGGTAACGTCGTACACCAAGCCATTGGGGCCGTTTTGGATGTAGTACTTGAGGTTTGTACCTATCGCCAACAGGTTGTAGCCCGCCAAATTAAGCCAGTTCCATAACCCCCGTGCAACACCCCAAAGCGTTCCAGTTGTGGGTTTTAGCGCAGATACAGTTGTTCCAGTGTCGGCTGCCCAGCCGCCAATCTTTTCCGGCTGACCTGAACGGAACCGAATCTTATTGGACGCATAGTATCCACCCTCGTTGGAGTAGGAGGTGTTTTCTCTGTTTACACCGGGGCGAAACTGAAGCTTTTGCAGTGGCATGATTAGGCTAAGAGTCCGGGTACATATTGCGTTTTACCAGCGACCTTCATGGCGGTCAACTCCTGTTTTTTCAGGTTGTCGGGGTCATACGAAACATGCACCCAGCCACTGTCAGGTATGCCGGGGGTGTAGAACTCAAGAATGAGTTGGGTGTATTCTAAGTTATCCATGATCCATTGGGCAAGCTCTGCGTTGGGGACTCCGGGTATCTCAATATCGGCTGCTTGGCCCTTGACATGGTCTGAGGTACGAGATCCTCCGACTGCCGCATTACTTTCCGCACTGCGAAACCCAGAGTTCACCTTGACACCCTTGCCAAAGTGGTCACGCACAGGTTGGAGAACTCTCTCAGCCAATATCTTCAGATGTTCAGTTTCCACTGGGCCGGGGGTATTGTCAAAGCCCATGCGCAGGGCTGTCTCGGACTTGGTCAGTTCGTGCAAAGAGAAGTTGGCGGTCAGTTGCATCATTTACTCCTTAAGGTTTGGTAGATGGCGTTGTATGCGTCGATGCAGGCGTTGAGTTGCCTTGTGTTGGCATCTCCTTGGTCGGTGATGGCGACAAGAGATTGAGCAGCCTTTGCGTCAAGTTCGGCTCCTGTTTGAACGCTATCTCCGGCGGGAGCGGGGGTATCTCCGGTGGTTTGTACGGGGCAGACGGGGGCTTGGATAGGAATCCGCAGCTTGAGAGCGCCAGAGGCAATAGCAGCATCACGCTCTTTTGCAATAAGTTTTGCATCTTGATTGGCCTTTTGAAGTTTGGTTGCTTGGGTGGTGACGGCGGTCAACAGCGCTTGTTCTTTCTGTCGGGCCGCTGCGTTTAAAGCAGCGATCTCCAACTGCTGACGGGTGACCTCGTCCTTTGAGCCTTTGTAGTATCCGCCGCCAAAGCTGCCAACAATGGCAAGCACAACAGCGAGCAGTATGTATGGGTTAAAGATACTCATGGCTTATTGATTTCTTCATCGTCATGGGACAGCTTAATCCCAGCCAACAAGCCAATAAACCCGCCAACCACTGTTTGGAACGCAGGACTGATGAGCTTAAAGATTTCGGTGTTGTCCACCTTTTCGTCAAACAATCCAACCATTAGAGTAAACACCATACTGCACACCACAATACAAAGGGTGGCAGCAACCATCAGGGTGACCTTGTAGGTCAGCTTGCCTCGTAGTGTCTGCTCCATGCTTACGCCTCCGCCTTACCACGCACATACGCCTGTGCTGCCATGAATGCAACCACGATTGTTCCCATTGCTGCGCAGTAGGTGGTGGTCAAACCGCTCAATGCGTTGACTTTCTCTAAGGTTACCCAAGTAGACGCAAGAAATGCAATCAATACAGGCGGTGCGCCCAAAGCGGCCCATGCCATGACCCTTTGCTGGTCAGCCATCTTGTCAAGGTTTTCAATCTGAATCATGCGCTCAGACCGGGACAGTTCAGCGTCAGTCACCACGCCATCGTGGTCGGTGTCAAACTTGTCGTACTCTGAATCTTTTTCAAGTTGCTTACTCATCTTTTTTCCTTTCCTGCTGTTCAAGCTGTCTTCTCAACTTTTCCACTTTTTGAATCTGCGCTTTGGCTTCATTCTTTATTTCCAGCACATCCAAATACAACATACCCAGCAAAGGCAGTAGTAGGGCGACCAACACACAAGCAGCAATCCAGCCGATCATTTCTTCCCCCACTGACTTACGAACCACAGCCACAGCCACAGGTACAGGAGGAATGTAAAAGTCGCCACCACTGCCGCCAGTTTTGCTTGCAGGTTTCTTTCCTCTTCCCTGTGTTGCCATGCCTCTCGCCTGTTCTTCGCCTCTTGTTTCAGTCTGGCAGCTTCTTGTTCAGCGGATATGACATCCCGCATCTCAAACACCTTGCTGTACAGCGCACCCATTTCGGGAGGGCTTTGATACACCATCGTCTCTCTGATTGTCACTTCCAGTGCCGCCATCTGATCCTGCGCCATGACCCGCTTCAATGCGGCTTCCATCTGGTTCTGGTCAGGCTCGTAGACGTTTTTGGACTTCTCTTCTTCCTCCCTGATGTGTGCTGCTAACTGTTCTTGGATTCTGAAGAATTCCGTAAGATTTTTGACAACTCCAACCATGACCTGCGTTTCGTCAACAGCGACGTATTTGTCCTTCTTTTTCGCCACAGGCTTGGGCGCGACAGGAGTTGGCGCACCGCCAAAGAATTTTGCCAACGTCCCCCAGAAACCATAAATTTCTCTTCCGATTCCAACAGCTTCATCGACTGTAGCCTTAACCTCCACGAAAGCGGTCTTTGCTTGCTTGTAAAGCTCGCAACCTTCCTTGATGGCGGCGACACAAGCATTGGCAGCGAAAAGGAGACTGATCGGATCAATTTCACGCTCCTACAAAAACCAAGTCACCACAGAATACCGAGTGCCTGATGTGACAGGCAGGATTTCATGCGGGAACATAAAGTTTGAGGGGAATAAAAGTGCTGATCCTTTTGGGGGGTTCACAATCATTTCTCGGTTGAAAAACGCAAACTCCCCGCCTTCGTATCCGTCGTTAAGAATAAGCGAACAAGAAACACTGCGGTTATGGTTTATGGTTGAGTCAACGTGCTGGACATAAAACTGCCCTGTTTGGTATCGCAGTATTTCATAGCCAGAATCTTTAGAAATCCCCGCAAATGGATATGCGCTGGAATACTGCTGTATGGCGCTGCCAACCGCATCAAACAATCTTTTGTCAAGCTGCGATCTAACTTCTTTGTTTTTATCTATGACATGCTGATGAGATAGACCAATGATTGAAGCAGAACGAACGCTTTTATCAACAAGACCAAGATGGCTAGGCCCAACAGCGGTGTCGGCCCACTCCTGTGAGTCACTGAACTCATTGAGCAAAGCGTCACACAAGTCCAGTGGGACAACGCCATCAAAAACTTTGATGTAGTCTTGGATCATATTAAGCAGTGCGTTTCCACATGTAAACAGTTATGTACGGCTGATAATTGGCGTTTGTACCGCTTGAGCCGGTTGTACTGATTGCCACAGTGATGCCTGTAAACGCTGGGTCAATCGTGGCGGTTTGCCGTGAAAGAGTTGTAGACGGGCCTCCGGCTAAGTTCTGGGAGTTATTGACGTTGGCATTAGATGTGTGGGTGTGACCGGGGTCTGTAACAGTTGCTGTGTGGGTGTGGCTTACAGTAATTGCATCTGCGCTACCACCAGTTTCTTCAGCAGTGTCAAACAGCGCATTACCCGCATCAAAACCAACAGGAACACGACCAGCACCAAACGCAGTCCATGTACCAAAGCCAAGCAATGTGCCGGGGTTCGTTGCAACGGTGGCGTTTGTGTAGATTGAACCAACTGGGTAAATAGCTGCAAGGGCCGCCTGTACAAATGCCGTGGTTGCGATAGATGTGTCGTTGTCGCCAAATGTAGGGGTCGGCGCTGTGGGGTTGCCTGTAAACGCAGGGGAGGCAATTGCAGCCACATCCGTGCCGATTACCAGACCCAAGTTTGTTCTTGCGCCAGAAGCTGTGGTGGCTCCTGTTCCGCCGTTGATTATTGCTACTGTTCCGGTTACGCCGCTACCCTTAACGTCGTAGAAGTTTGTTGCATCCGACCAGACAATGACCTTGTCGCCGCTGGCAATAGCAACCCCAGTGCCTGCGGCTGTTGTGTTACCGATGACCGTAGAGTTGTAGATCGTGATGGTATAGCTTGTGTTGTTCCAAATGATGTACTGTTTAGACGCTGGCGGGGCGTAGATGGCGGAGGCTGCTGCCGCGCTGTTGAACTTCAGCATGGCGTACACCGATTGGTTCAAGTTGGCGCTGGAGGACGGCCCGTTGACATAAGTCAGGGCTTGGGCAGCAGAACTTACCGTGACCGCTTGATACCCAGCGATGGCTGTGTCCATAACGTAGGCAAAGTTACTGTCGGTGGTTGCGCCCCACGCACCGGCTTGGTCGCCCGAACCGATCAACTCGATCCGAAGGCTTGAGGAATATGAACTGCTCATGGTGTTTCTCCTTGTGGGGGATTATCCGGCATCTGTTGGGCTTGTGCCTCTGCAAGTGCTTGCGCTTCAGCTTCTGCTTGTTGTGCCGCTACTGCCGCATCATGGATTGCTTGTTCTTCAGGGGTGTACTCAACTTGTGTGACTTCGCCTGTTTGGACATTTACTACGATTCTGTGTGTCATGGTTTACCCTTCATATAAAATATTTACGCTACCGGCATCAAAGGTGTCAGTTCCATTTACTGTAGTAATGCGTATAGCAGTTATTGCGCTTGCCATAGTCACTACACCTGACTGTTGCCATGATCTGCTACCAGAATCAGAAACAACGCCAAATCCCGACCATAAAAAAGTTGATGGGTTAAGTAAATTAAAAACATAACAGCCATTCAAAGCCTCTGCCGCTTGATCTGATCGTATAAAAAATCCTGTTGTTGCCGCTTCAGTTATACACAAATTATTGCCATAAATTAATGAAGATGTGCTGGTGTATCCAGATGTTTTAAGAGCTGAATCAGTAAACCGTATTTGTTTGTAACTTCCACCGCTTGTACTCATGCCTTGCATCATTACGGTGATACGCTTCACCCATGATGGGATAGAAGTAAAGTCAATGCTTGTACCTGATGTAGAGGCAACAGCAGTGCCAGAGGTAATCCCCAGTACCGCACCTGAGTTGATCGTTACGCTTGCTGAACCATCTATTACTGTTGCCATGATTTAGCCCTCGTACAAAATGTTTACCGAACCAGCGTCAAAAGTGTCAGTTCCGTTGACTGTTGTAAGACGAACTCGGTCAAGGACACCGCCAAGAGCCATAGAGCCGCCCGATATGTATTGATTAGCGCCATCAGACCGCGACAGTATTCCGCTCATGGCAAAATTATTTGACCCAAGCGTTACTACTTGTATAAGCCCATGAAGAATGGCTCCGTTGCTGGAGTCAGTTAAAAGAGTAAAGCCAGCAGAATAAGCTGAATTCACACTTCCAAGGTCTCTAACCCTACCAAGATACCCAGTTATTACCACCCCGCTCGATGTACCAAGTTGCAATAGCCAAAGCGAAGAACTATTTGAGCTTACCCCCTGAAACATCACTGTAATCCGTTCTGCCCACGCAGGGATGCCAGTGAAGTTAATTGAAGTACCACTGGTAGATGCAACAGCAGTAGACAACACAATCCTCTGCAACTGCGCCCGAGAGCTTGCGCTGTCAGTGCCAAAGAATTGACCGTTGTATTCGATGTTGCCCGGCGCTGGCGTACCGATTAGCGTTTCAGAGGTTAAAACAATTGCTGACATGATTATCCTTCGTACAGAATGTTGACTGTGCCAGCATCGAATGTGTCAGCAGGGCTTCCTGTTGCGCTTCCAATAATCCGCAATTGATCTAAAGTCCCCGCAAGCGAAATAGACCCCGCCCCAAAAAGCATTTGCGCGGCTTGAGATGATGCCATGATAGATGTTGCAACCCATGTGTTGGTTGCTGAGTTCAATAGGGTTAAAGTTGTTGTCCCGTGAGCCACAACTGCCGCCCCTGATGGGTTGTAAATTAAAAACCCTGTAGTTGCGGCAGATACCACAGTGCCAGTAGTAAAGTATCCTGTTGACCCAAGATAACCTGAAGTTGTTACAGAACCAGAGCCAATTTGAACTTGATAGTTTCCTGAACCGTTTGTACTGACACCGCTAAACATTACAGTTATTTTCTTCACCCAGCTTGGAATGCTTATAAATGAAATGCTTGTACCGCTAGTAGATGCAACCGCTGTTGCCAACGTATTGACAGAATTTGTCGCAGTGGCGGCTTGAAGTGTCAGCGTGTTTGATCCCGCAACAGCAGGAGCGTTGACTGCAAGCTGCCCTGATGTATCTCCTGCTAAAGCAAATCCAGCCATTTTATTTGCTCCTTTTGGCTAAAAAGCCTTGAGGCAATGGTTTGCCAATAGACCTGTAATATTCAATTATCACTTTTGTTGCCTCGTCTTTTGTTAAGCAATAGCCAAGAAAAATTCTCTTTCCATCAACAGTTGCCCTTGCTTTAAACAATCCTTTTTTGCCCGTGCAATTATCGAAATGCCATTTTTTTAAACCTGTCTGCCCACCGACATGCCCACATTTTGGGCATGACAAAACTTTATGCTTGTACCCAATCAATCTTCCAGCGTTTTTCTTTCTGGTTTCTGGTGACTGCTTGTAGTTAATTACCCCCTTGCCACCATCTGTTTGATTGACCAAGTCAAAACCCATGTCTTTAAAACATGCAATCAAAAATTCCTCATGCTGGTAAGCCTCTTTTTCGGTAGGCCAGTCAGCAAGAATTTGAATATTTAAACCGCGCTCTTGTTCAATTTTTTGTTTCCACAAATAACTTCTGTCGGAACGTGAAAATGCCCTGTCCTCTCCGCCTTTTCCAACATAAAAAACTTGGTGCTTTGGAGTAGAGTGCATGTAAGTGTAAAAACTCATAGGATCACCCACCTACTGCCACTTGGCAAAGAAACTGTGACACCTGCCGCAAGTGTGATCGGCCCGACAGACATGGCACATGCCCCTGATGTGATGGTATAGCTGACTGTCACCACCTTGGTGTTTTCGTAGATCGGCACTGACGGGTTGAACGCTTGTCCACTGCCGTCACCAACCATTGAAGAAGCTACTTTAGTTAATGCCATGATGTTTACTCATAGAGAATGTTGATTGAACCCGAGTCAAATGTATTTGTGCCGTTTACAGAGGTTATGCGTACTCGGTCGAGTGTGCCTGAGAGTGTTTTTCTACCACCGCCAAACATTGTGTAACCAACAGTCAATTCTGCCATGTGTGTTGCAACCCACAAATTTGTTGATGCATCTAATAAAGTGATAACAGCAGTACCTGTAACAAACAGTGCTGGTTGCCCACCACCGTTGTCCAGAACATAACCAGTAGTCTCTGAGTTTGATGTACCAGCCGAACCAGTAGAGTAAGCACTAGTGCTGTTATATCCTGTGTTTTCAATACCGCCAGAGTCCCCAATTTGTATTAGCAGTCGAGAATTAACTCCAGCGGCACTTAAATTTTGAAACATCACCGTAATTCGTTTTACCCATGACGGGATTCCAGTGAAGTCAATGCTTGTACCGCTGGTAGACGCAATAACAGTACCAGAGGTAATCAACGTTCCACCTGAGTTTGCGTTTGATCCTACTGCGGCGAGGTTAACTGCTTTGGTCATGGTTTACTCGTAAAGAATGTTGATTGTTCCGGCATCAAAGGTGTCTGTGCCGCCTACTGTGGTGATGCGTACTCGGTCTAAAGTGCCGCCTAAAGCAATGTAAGCACCGCTACTGTAAGTTTCTCCTGTGCCAGCGCCTGTACAGCCAACATTACCACTGCCAGCCCATGTATTTGAACCAACCAATGAAACTTGTGTTACGCCATTTCCAATACCTGATGCAGAACCATTGTTATGGATGCCGATTCCAGTTGTATAAATAGCTTGAGCGCTAGCGTAACTCATTGAACCTACATACCCTGATGTAACTACTCCACCTGAAGTTCCTAATTGAAGAATTAAAGTGCTTGTACCGTTAGTAGAAACACCTGCATACATCACCGTTACACGCTTTACCCATGATGGAATGCCTGTAAAGTCAATGCTTGTACCGCTGGTAGACGCAACGGCAGTGCCAGAGGTAAGAACACCCACACCTGTCGGCGTACCTGCTGTAACTGGACTGGTCAGCGTTACCCCTGACACAATATTGGATGAAGATACGCTCCCGGCGGTATTTGGAATGGCATTCAACACACTGGAGACATAGAAGCTCACTGTGGTGACTGTGTCGCCTACCGTACATGCGTTAGCCAAGACAACTGTTGTTCCTGTGGTGGCTGTGAAATCTGCTGCCGCAAGGCGTACGCCGTTCCTGAAGACATCTACGTACCCAACGGTGTAGCTTGGTATGGTGAAGCTGGTCTGGCTTGCTGTAGCCGTAGTGTCTGTCACTGTCCTGTACGCAGTTGTGGTCACGCCAGATGCTGGGATGCCAAGGTAACGAACAGAGATGTTGCTTGTCCCGCTCGGCGGAGCGCCTGAGAATGTCAGCGTTGTCCCAGATACAGAATATGTTGACGGGTCTTGCACCACACCAGTCACAGCCACAAGAATAGACGACGTGTTTGCCGGAGCCACCGTCATTGTGAAAGCTGTAGTCGAGCCATTTCCGCTGAACGTGTCAGTCAGGAAGGCTACTGAGATTGGTGTGTTGCCGATATAGCTCATGCTGCAATTTCCGTAACCGTCATAATGGAACTCATCTGCCCGCCAAAGCTGGTGTCAGTGCCAAAAGAATTGATAACACTGCCGCCCCCATTAACGCCAGCATACCAACTATAAGTTCTGGTATCTGTTGAACCCGCTGTTTCTGTAACAAGCATTGTTGCACTGCTTGAGGAATTTGATCCAGCTATACTGATGTTGCTGGTAAAAGTTGCAATATGTAAAACAGATAGTGGCGCACCAGTATTATTTTTCCAGATTGCTGCCCCCGCTTGATCTGCTGTATTAGTTGCTTCAGATAATACAGAGCAATAGACCTCAATAATAATTAAAGATGTTGCTGATGTGGGAGTAAAGGACACCTCTAAATATTTGCTGCCTGTTGTAGAAGATGGCGAACCTAAAGCGCTTGTTGTATAAGCCCAAGCATTCGCACCAGTTTGTCTTCCAGTTACTTGATTTCGTTGGACTTGCAACACAGCACCGGCATAGCCTATTTTCGGTCTTGTAACCGAACTGCTTGCTAATGCATCTGATCCTATTGTGCTTACTGGCATTACGTTACCTCAATCCAGTTTGTTGTGACTTCATCCCATTGATACATCTTGCCATCAGTAGGATATAGAACAGGCGCAGTCCATTGACAAGTTTCTTCAACCAGCGTCCAGCTTGGGTATGGCTGTGGAGGAATGAACGCATCACGTTGACTGTCGTAGGTGTACCCTACACCAGCATAGTTCTTGCGGATGTTTCCGTTGTAGCTTGTCTTAACCCATGTCTCATGGCCTGTGAGATTTTTCAAAAACTCAACGCCAATAGATTCATGCTCAACGCCATTGGAGTCCATTGTTTCGCGGTTGGCAACAACCAAAACTTCTGTGACTATGTTGTTTAAACCAATTTTTGCAAAGTGAGCCATGTTTATCCTCAAGCAGTGTACGAGCCGGAACCCGTAAACGTCAGAATTGTGTTTGAACCGGATGTAGTGACTGTTGGCGAACCCGTTGTAGTACCAGAATAATTTGCAGTTGGTACAGAAAGAATAACAACACCTGAACCCCCATTTGCACCAGTTCCTGATGATTGTCCACCGCCGCCGCCACCACCACCCAGATTGGTAGTTCCAGCCGTTCCGTTGGTGTTTACTCCACCGCCAGCACCGCCACCGCCAGTACCACCCGCCCCGCCAGCTAAAGGAGCAGTACTACCGCCAGTACCGCCACCACCGCCACCAGCCCTAGTTACTGATGAGCCAGTAATTGAAGAAGCAGTACCGTTACCACCAGCACCGCCAATGTTTGCGTTTTTAGTGTTTCCAGCTTGCGAAGAACCACCGCCGCCAGCACCTGCTCTTCCACCTCCCGGGTCTGCGGGGGCGGCAAGACTACCACCAGCAAAACCTTGAACTGGAGAGGTAACAGGGCTTGACGCACCTCCAGTTGTTGCGGTTTGGTAAAGACTTGCCGCGCCGCCGCCAGAACCACCATCAGCACCGTTGTTAATAGCAGTATTGGCGTTGTCCGAGCCACCACCACCGCCACCTGCTGAAGTGATGGTAGAAAAAATCGAGTCAGAGCCGTTAGTACCTTTTGCGGCGGCGGAAGTTGACCCAGTTCCGCCACCACCAACAGTTACGGTATAGGTTGTTGCAGGTGTTAATGCAAACGATGCCGCTGTGCGATAACCCCCAGCGCCGCCACCCCCGCCGCCGTCACCACTGGCTGAGTTTTCTGAACGACCGCCACCACCACCGCCAGCAATTACTAAATATTCAATGTTGTATGGATAAAGAGCAGAAGTTAAAGTAGCCCACCCTGCTGATGTATACACCTCATACTTTGATTCGGTTGTGTTGTATCGAATCATTCCAACAACAGGACTGCCGGGACGTTGGGCAGTTGTGCCAGCGGGTAAATCAAAATAACCTGTGGATGAATTTAATTGATCGGAAATTGCAGATGGCGGAACAAGCAATGATGAAGACAGTGAATTTGTGCCAACCGTACCCTGACCCGGTGCAATCACCTGCGTAATTGGGCTTGTGTAGTACACATAGATGTTGTTTGTACCACTGGACGGGGCAGAGGTGAACGTGATGGTGTTGCTGCTGACTGTGAAGGCATCCGATGGGTTCTGAGCTACGTTGTTGACAACAGCCTGCACCTGAGCCACAGAAGCCACTGGGCGAGACAATGTAAACGCCGTGGTCGAGGCATTACCACTGAAGAAATCTACAGCCGGTGTAAACGCCTGTGTGGTGTTGGTATTGCCAATGAACGCCATATCAGACCGCCGTCAATCCAGAAACCCAAGCATCCGCCGATGTAGCGGCGCTTGAGACTACCACCAAAATATCACTTGCTTGCAGAATAATTCTGTTGCCTTGGATTACCTCCAGTGACCCGCCTACTGGCACGGTGGCTGTCTCCACCAAGTAGTAATTGACTGCTGAACGTGTAATGTACACATCACAGGTAATGGGTGAAGTAGAGGTGTTAGCCACCACAAGGCTGGCTACAGCCAGAGTACCAGACGCAACTGTGGTTACAGTTGAGCCGCCAGTGCTTATGTTTTTAACCGCGTACGATACGTTTGTGTATGTTGCCATGTCAGCCCATCATAAAAGAAAGAAAGTATGCTTGGTCAAGAATGTTCTGCGTAGGCGGGTCGTTAGTTACTGAATACTCAGCGGGGTAGGATACAAAGACATCCTTTGTACCCGCACTAAAATTAAGTGCTGATGGCTGTGTAGCTGAACTATTTGACAACACCGTGGTTCTTGCAAGCGTTGTACCAGACGATGTGTATGTGCCAATCCCAACTTCCCACTCTGACCCACTTTGACTCGCAATCGTGTAATACGTGGTATTGGCATCGCCAATGACAGCAAAAGATTGATACCCCGTTGATGCGCCAAGCAGAGTCACTGTTCCCGTACCAGTCGTTGTGGTCGTCTCTTTAACTCGGTCTGCAAGTACGAAAGCCATGTGTGTCCTTATTCCGTCTCAACCAAAGTCCAATCAGGGTTTTCTGCGTTGTCTACCAGCGCCCAATTGGATGTTTCTGAGTTATCCACCAAAGCCCAGTTGGATGTCTCTGCGTTGTTTACCGATGCCCAGCCAGCAGTTTGAGAATTGTTGACATTTTGCCAGTTTGCGGTCTGACTGTCATCTACCAATCTCCAATAGATGGCAATTACATTCCCAACAGAGCCAGCGGCTTGAACCCCAGACAGCGCAAAAGATTTTGTCAGTCCAACCGATCCAACGCTTCCAACCGCCTGAACCCCTGTTAGCGCAACTTCTTTGCTGTGCGTTACCGTCCCTGCAAAACCTGAAGCTACCACGCCACTTAGGGCAACAGAGGTAACCGCACCCAGCGTTCCAACTGAACCTATCGCCACATCGCCGGATGTTGCATCCGACTCGTTGTAGATCACCGTCCCAACAAAGCCAGAAGCCTCCACGCCCGACAGAGCGATTTGCCTGTCGCCAACACTTACCGTACCAACAGAACCAGTAGCCGCTACGCCCGTTAATGCTTGCCCACCAAGAACCGCTCCAACACTTCCAGTCGCGGATACACCCGTCAGGGCAACGACAACTACATTTTCGCCAAGAGCGGCGTACGGTGATTGGGCGTATGCGGATATACCAAACATGGTTTACGGCCTGCGCCGCCTCCGCTTAGGTTGTAGCCAGACGCAACAGTGCTGTTGATGTGGTGTTTGCAGGCATCGTTAGCGTAAAAGTACCCGCCGTGATGGTCTGTGAGCCAAACGTGTGAACACTCACCGCTTTGTCACTCTGTGTAGAGTTGTAAATCAGCACCGCATCAAACGCCGTAGTCAGGGTTACTGAGGTGTACACCAAACTAGCAGAAGGCGTAAAAAAAGCTACGCCAGCGGTTGCTGATGCGTTGGTTGCAGTTGGTGGCGTTGCGTTCGTTACAACTATGCCGCCAGCAGAATAACCAGCACCGGACACTTCACCAGACACTGTATAAGCTGTGGTTGATGCGTTAATGGTAGCGGAAGCCAAGTACAACGCAGCTTTGAAAGTGTCGGCGGTAGAAGCCGCACGAATGGGTGAAACGCCAAAGTTGTGCGTTGCTGTCATCAACTCGCCCATGAACGAGGTACACATTGATTGGGTATTTGCCATGCTGATTCCTTAAAACGAAGCTGCCGCGCCGCCAATGAATGTAGGGGGCTTCTTCAAAGTTACATGTGCGGAACGGTGTACAAGTTCACCCTCCAACCAGTACTCAGTCCATGTAGTGAGTTCGTTGTCATTATCGACTGTACCCTCTTGCTTTACAAGCAGAGAATCGTCCATTTCGCCTTTGGTTGTGGTTACAAGTGCCATTACACGATCCTTATGAGTGCTGATGTGCTTGTGTTTGCAGGCATCGTCACGGTGAATGAAGTGGTTGATGTTTTGTTGTTGCCAAAATCAAGTACACAGACTGCGCCATTGTCGCCTGCTTTGTAGATCAACGCACCACGGGCTGTGATCGCGCCTGTCCATGAAGGCGAGGAGAAAGTAACGTAAGTCACGCTACCCGCAGATGTGGTTTGAGACGTGACCGTAGTTGTCACGATCTCTCCGCCAGCCACATAGTTCCCGCCAGAGGATTCACCTGTAACTGTGTAGGCTGTGGTGGTTTCGTCCAGCGTTGCATCGTTGGTGTACAGAGCCAGTCGGAACGTATCCGAGGTCAAGTTGATTGACCCGTTTGCCAGCCCTGCCCGCAACGTATTGCAAGAGAAATTTCCTGTGAAAGCCATCAGGTTACCGCCTGTCTAAACTGTCCAGACCTGTAGGCGTCCTGACGCTCCATACCATCACCCAGACGTTTTGCCAATGCAAGTGCTTCTTTGAACTTGGTGTCGTACAAAGAGATGATGTCTTGCTCACCTTTCATAAAGGTGTACGCCTCCACCAGAGAGCCGTAGAGCAACACAGAGTCAAAGTTGTCGCCAAGCCATGTGGTGGTGGATGTGGTGATTGAGGGTGGGTAATAGTAGTAATGCAACTCAACGTAATACGCAGCGTCTGGTGTGGGGCCAAGAATAAGCGATAGCTCGTTTGTAATTGCTGAACTGACAATCGTTGGGCCAAACAAAGCGTAGTATTTCGGTACGCCCTTATCGTTTGGCGCAGGGTATGCCTGACGGATGAAGTTCACATCTTTGTTGAGCAAGTACTCAAACGTGCCTGTATCCAAATCACCGCCAACAACGCCCGTCACCAAAGCCATCGAATACACAGCAAGGAAGTCATTTGGCAAAGATACATACTTGTTGTTTGAGGTGATTGCTGTGTACTGATTCTTCCGTAGCGATGGAAACTGAATCATGTTGTAAATGCGTTGTTCAGCCTGCTCGATGAACCGATTGATCTGAGACGTTGAAGACTCAGTCGATCCATCAGCAAGATATACAGGGGGAAACTGATTCTCCGTGTACGACTGAATCGCAGTTACAAGCTGGCTGTAATTCATGCCATCGGGCCTCTAGACATCAATCCTTTGGTAGCTGCACCTGTGCCACGCATTTTGATGCCAGTTGTCTTGGTAGGTGGGTAGTCTTGGCTGCGCGTATTTGCAACAGACACGTTTTGCTTGCGCATTGTTTCTTTTGCTGGCTCTTCGCCAACAACAACGCTTGGAACTTTTTTGGGTTGTTTGTACTCAGCCATGTTATTTACCCCGTCCGGCACTGCGTTGGTTCATCACCTTCGCCATGTTACGACCATACTTGAGCATGTCGCTGTTGGTCTTGCCGCCAGCTTTAAGCTTGGTCATGGGCTTGCCCGGATGCAGCTTCTTTTCGTGCTTATGCACTGCGCCAGCAATCATCTTTTTGTCCTGCTTTAAATCTTTCTTGTCCATCATCGACTCCTTATGTCGTTGTAACTGATACTGTACCAAGTTCCACTGCCAAAACCAAATTATTTGGCGTTAAACCATCGTCATCTGCTCTTGCCCCGCCAACCGGATACCAGCCCCATTGGAAGATTCGACTACCACCTTCCACCGTCCCCGCTCCGTTTGGCCCAGTCCCAGTGGGAACAAGCTGTAAACCGTTTGTGCCTGACAAGATGTAACTCCGATCAGGGCGGGGATTCCTCAAAGCTTGCGGATCATCCACTGGGAACATACCCAACTGCAATTGCGGTTGATCTGGATCCCAGCACTGAGGACAAACCAAGAGGTTGTAGGTCTTTGTCTTGATAATCTCAGTCTTGAGAATATTCAATTTGAACCGCTGGTCGCAGCGATCACACTGGGCAATCGCATACTTACCACTGGCAAACCTATTGCCCACCGTTATCTCCCAATGTAGGTCTGACGGGGAACAAGGCGCAATGCCGCTTTTTCATGGTCTTCGTACGCAGCAAGCTCCCAAGCCTCGTCGTACTGTTGTTTCAGGAAACCAAGGCGCTCTGCGCCAGTAGGTATCTTTCCAGCTATGTAGTACGACAATCCAGCCGCCATACAGGGAAGGAAGCGGAAAGGTACGTCCATGATGTTTACACCGCCTCCTGCGTCCTGCGTACGGCGTAAACGCCAATACACCAACTGGTACTGCTGTGCGTTGTCTGGGGTGGGCCAAACGGTGACTGCCGGGACTTGCTGCCAATAAACGGTAGCCGCAGCAGTGTGAGCCGCCGCAATCGTATTTTGCTGCCCACGGAAACAGTTGTTCAAAGTCCCTGTGATAGCGTTTGTGTTCTGGGTTATGTAGCCGTAGTTGATGATCTCGTTGTCAATCTTTACAAACCCAGATGCGGGTAAACCCGTAACATCACTCAACACAATTTCGGCGGAGGTGCTTGTGATTGTTGTGGTCAGCGTAGAAGAAATGGGGCTGGTCTGCCCGTTGTATCGCTGAATCCAAATCTGGATTGGTCTAGCTTGCGTGATCTTGTTGGGGATCGTGGCATAGGTAGAAACGCTAATACGGGTAATCGTCAGGTCAGCCTGAGTTGAGGCTATGTTCCCGCCTGTGCGGATCACATGCTCCAGTAAGTCAATGGTGTCGTCAGGCAGGGGGTAGGTGTTCTGGCCCTGCACCAAGTCAATGATCCCAGTCTCGATCGTCCACAGATTGATGCCTCGGTTTGCCCAGTCAGCAAACATGATGTTTAAACTGCGTCTGGCTGTACGCAAGTCGTACCCGGTGCGCAATTCACCACCAGCGCGTTCAAACGCCTCCTCGACCAGTTCAGTAAGGTCAAGGTTAAAGCTTGATGCGCCAGAGGTGTTTGCCATTATCTAAATCCTGCCGTTTTCTTTGCAATGCTCTTGGGTTGTGCCACAAATTGTTTTCCTGCCTTCTTGCCAGCACGCTTTGCTTTTGTTGTAGCTGCGTACTCGGCAGAGGACAAAGACTTGATAGCCGCTTCAGGCAAGTACCGCTCACCTGTTTTTGACGAAGGCTTCCCCGACTTGGTGCGCCATTTCTGGTCACCCCAGTTCTTGAGGGAAGTCTGCGGTGCTTTCAATCTCTGTACCCTCCACCTGCGGCCTTGTATTTCTTGGCTACCAACTGAGCTTTCCTTGCTGACCACTGGCCTGCGCCAGTGCCATGCGTTGCTGCGGCTTTGACCTGAGCCACGATCCGCTTACGCAGACTTGGCTTGGTGTAGTTACCAGCAGCGTTTACACCACCGCCTTCAGCATACATGTCAACATCCTGTGGTTGATCTTTGCGACGAACAATCCTCTTCCCCGGCATCTTCTTCGGGTTGATATTGCCCATGCCGCGAGAGGCCATCATTTGATCATCGTCCCGCGTGTCTTGCCGCGCTGTGCGCAACCATCTGCACGTCTGGAAGCAGTCATACCGCCTTTGGCAAATGGTTTACCCATCTCCGTTTTGGTGGTTGGGGCTTGCTTGGCTTTTTCTTGAGCCTTTTTGTCAGCCGCCTCTTGAATAGCGGACTGAGGCACAGGAGCATTTGTGCCGCCTGTTTTGGCTTCTTGACGGTATTTAGCCGCCCTTTTTTCTTCTTCAGTCATGCCACCTCCGGCGTAATCGTCACTTGTTCGGGGGGTTCTATCGCCCGAATAAGAACTTCTACCTCTGGGAGAGCCAAAACTCATTTCACCAGAAACCTCTGAAGTCTTATCTTCTTTTTCTTTGTAGTCTTTTGCGGAACGGCTACCCGTAGGACGAGGGTTTAATACTGAAGACGGTATGCTACGAAAACTGCCACCGCCACCGCCACCTTCAAGTAGCTGATCGTCCGTAGGTTTTTTGCCGACTCTTGCCATGATTCACCTCAATACATTTTGCATTTGGTTTTGCCGCGAGAGGCAATACCGTCAGCGCGGCGGGATGCCGTCATGCCACCGGAGGCCATCTTGACTGCGCCACCATTTTTCATGGGATTGCCAGCCTCGTCATAGCCCCTGCGACCCGCCATCATTGGGCGACCGGTTTCATCAAACCCCGGCATACCAGCACGACTTGAAGGAACACGGGCAGCAGATTGCAGTCTACGAACGGTATCAACCTGAGCTTGACCGGGGCCGGGAGTCATTTCACGACGACCGCGAGACATACCGGCCTCTGCATCCCGTGAGGATTGCTGCGGTGTTACCGACGCTGGATTGACAGTGCCGCGACCACCACCAACCACAGGTGGACGTGTGCCACGACTCATGCCAGCCTCTGAATCTCTTGGGCCAGAAGGCTTGACTACAGGAGGATTAACAGAACCGCGACCAGCGCCAGCGGTTGACGTAGTGCGAGTTCCGCGACTTGTGCCAGCCTCAGCATCACGCGCTGGCTGTTGTGGCGTGACAGACGGTGGGTTTACGGAGCCTCTACCTGCGCCAGCAAGAGAGCCTGCGCGGGACTTGTAGTTTTTCATGCCTTCTTCAGAAGAGGAGGTCGTGCTGCTGGATGCTCTTGAGCCGCGGCTTTTGCCAGCTTCAGCATCGCGCAAATCAGCTTTTGGAAGCTCTTTTGCTTTGATAGATTGCTTGGACACAGAAGCAGATTTAGGCTCACTTTGAATTTTTGGTTTTTTGTAGCCTTCATTACTGTAATCTTCGTCTTTTGCGGCTTCAACTTTTTTAGCGCCAGACACAGCATCTTTTTGCGCTTTTGCGCGAGCATCAGAGGCTTCTTTCTCTGCCGCAGTTGCAGCAGGGCCTGTTGCGTCCTTGCCCCTAGTCATCATGTAGGCTGCGCCCGCAAGCGCAGCAAGTCCAGCCAATCTTCCAGCGTTTTTTGCCATGATTTACTCCTTAGCAGGACTTGCCGCCCATGTTCATCTTGATCATTTTGCCTTTGGTTTTACCCTTGGACTCGATACCGCCACCAGCAGCCATCTTCATGCCGTTTTTAGCCGTGTCCATGCCTTTTTTCATTACGGGTTTGCCCATCTTTGAAGGCATCGCTGATTTGGCTCCAGCTTTTTTCTTAGCGATCATTGCCATAAAACCGGGGTTCATTTTCGTTGCCATAGTTCCACCTTCTTTAAAAAGTTCCTGTTTACCTTGATTGGTTTTAGGATTGTTGACTGTTTGTGAATCTGCTCGGGTTTTCGGCCCAAACTTCATGCCCTTGCTGGCGCTGCTGAAATCTTTTGCCACCTTCTTTGGAATGCCAGCCTTCTTCGCAAATGCTGGGTTGTGCGCCGCAGCATCCATGAATTTCTTTTGTTTAAGGCTTGTTGCTGGCATCACTTACCCGCTTGAATAAGCTGGTCAATTTTTGCTTCAAGCTTGTTGAAACGTTGGTCAATGTGATCAGTAAGTCTTGCAACTTCTGCTTTAGTAGCTGTATCACGGGCAATCTCCTCGCGGGTTATGTTGAGCAAACGCTCAACTCTTTTGACATCTTCAAACTTTTCACGGATGAAGAACCACAAGGCCCCCATCAGTAAAGACAAGCCAGCAGACCAAATGGTGTTGATGTCCATCAAACCATCCTGCCTTTCGTTTTGCCTTGGATAGCACAACCATCAGCCTCGCTGACGTATCCACCATCTGCGCAGTTCCATGCACGAAGGCTCTTGTTAATCCTCGAATCCGGATCGCGTGCGGTCTCGGCGCTCGTAAGCTTTGCTTTCATGCCCTTCATCCGGGCGCAGAAAGAGTCGCGGCGACTGCCGCCCTTTGGCTGGGGCGCTTTCAACCCGGGTTTCCCCGGATTTGCTGCGTTGTAAGAAGCTCGTCCTTTGGCGTTCAAACCGCCTTTGGGATTCTTCCCTTCCGCCCGTTGCCATGCGGGTGACTTAGCCATAGTAAATCTGCGCCCCGTCAATAGCGCTCATGTAGGCATAAATTCCGTTTGCTGCCAATACGCCTTCGCCGGGAATAAGTGGAGCATTCTGGAACTCGTCCGATGAGTGCGTTTCATAGGTTAACAACCAACGATTTGCGCCACTGACATAAACCGCTGCTGGAGAACCTGTAATATTCCCAGTATTGATGTCTGTGATCGTAAACGCGTCTGCGGTTGTTACAGTGATGGCGTAATTTCCATCAGTGGCAGCGCCACCTGAGCCACTAACAAAATGTATACCTACAACAGTGCCGGTTGTTAACCCATGCGCAGTTTTTGCAATCGTCACAGTCGTGCCGCTACGACCATAAGTTACGCTTGAAGTTACTGGGGCCGTGGTTGTATCAAACAATACAAGAGTACCACTGCCACCATAAAAAGAAACACCCTTTACACGGTTGCGTCCAAGCACAAAAAAACCGCTTTGGTTTAAATGCCCTTGTTTTACGTCATATTGCATCGTCATTTTGCTGCTCCAGTTCTGGTGCTTCTATCCTGTTTATGAGCATCTTGTACGCTTGGATCGTGGCCTGAGATTGAATCAAAAAAGTTTGAGCTTTCTGTGCTTCAGTCTCTAGGTCACGAATCTCAATCTCCAAGAATTCCTTGGTGATCTGCATTATGCAAAGGTCGAGTACGCAGGAACATAGTACACAGTGCCGCCAATCATCACTTTGATTGCTTTGGCTACAGTAGTAACGCTGCTTGCTGTAGGAGCAATCGTAGCGGCGGGGGCTGTTTCAATGTTCATCAACAAAGGAACTTCCCCTGTGTTTGCGCCGCTGTCAGTTACGCGAATAAACGAAGCTGTGCCGGGCAAAGTAGCGTTAACAGAATAATCTGTGTCCAACTGCAAAACCGCCAAAGTACCGCCGGGAGAAGCTACGGAGCCTCCCAAGGTTGCACGAATAGCGTTAGCCGCGCCAGAGATTGTGCCGCCTGTGTTGATTGAAGTAGAGATGTGTGCGCCGTTGATTGTGCCGCCTGTAGCGCCGCCAGTGCCTGTCACTCGGGTTAAAGCGCGGAACGTTTCGCCTGAACCCGTAGAGGTAAAGGTCAATCGGTTGTACGACAGGCGTGTATCACCAGTGGTAGCTGAAGTTGTTGCGTACGCTTCAGATATATTGCCAGCGGTAGTTTCAACAATGGGAGAAGAAGCTGTTCCGGTAATGAAGCCATTTTGTGATATGACTGGGCCGGAGAACGTGGTATTTGCCATGATGTGTCCTTACATGCAAGTTAGGCGTATCTGTCTGCATGTCGTCAGCCGGGACTGTCAGATACACCGGAAAGCCCGGAATGGTTGCAATATACACCATTTAAACGCAGTCAACAAGAGTTTAAACACAAAAAAGGGAGCCGAAGCTCCCTTTCCGTGAACTACTGAGAATACCCAGTTATCAGGCAGTGCCTGAAGAACCAAACATACCCAATGGGTCAGACCAGCCGAAGCTGTAACGCTCACGGGCCTTGTAACGGACGTTGCCGGTGTCGAAGTCGCCGTCCATGCTGTTGACCAGCGGTGAACGAACAAAGTGCTTCAAACCATTTGGCACGTCTGTAGTCAAGAACCAAGCATTGGTGTCTGTCAAATAGTGATTGACAGTGTAGCCGCCGGGGATTGCACCCATTTGCTTCAATGCGTTGATGTCGTTGTCTGCGGTTGAAACTCGCAACTCAGTGTCCAACAAGCGTTTAGCAGTGAACATCAAGTTTGGAGGAACAATCAGCTTGACAGGCTTGGCTGCAATCAGCAAACCACGCTCATCAGTCCAAGCTGCGATCTGGATAACGGCGGCTTCCAAGGAAGTCTCGTTCAAATCGCTTTGGGTAGAAGGAGTGTTGCTGTTGACACCGCCAGAGATCAACGGATGGCTGGCGTTGAACAAAGACACGCCGTCGCCACCGGGGTAGCTGGAGCTAAAGCCATTGTTCAGGACGGCAGCAGCCTTGACCTGTTTGGTGTAAGCCATAGCGCGAGCCAATGACTTGGTGTAACGAGACGACAAGCTGTCGTACAAGTTATCTTCAATCGCTTCTTCAGTGATTGAGAAACCCAAGGCGATGGTTTCGTGCGTATAGCGGGTTGACCATGCTTCTTGCGCATTGTCGTAAGCGATGGCAGAGCCTTCGTTCTTGACAGGTGCGGCAGAGAAGCCGGACAGTTTGGTTTCTTCTTCGAATGAACGCTCAGAGGTCTCAGATTCATAGATCTCTTTGTGTTCTTCACCGTAACGTGAATACTCCATGCCGAACAAAGCGTTCAATCCGGGGAGCAACTCTTTCAGTAGCTGTGCGCGTGAAATAGCCATGATTTAAGCTCCTGTTTAAACGCCAGAGGCGATGGTTGTTGTATGGATCTCAAAGTTCCAACGAACGATGAGTTCTGGGAACACCACATTGCCAGAACCATTGACATAAGATGTCTCAGGCACAACGTCAACGACGTTCAAGGGCAGTGTTCCTGTGGTTGCAGATGATGCAACGGCTACGCGGCTGTTGCCGGTGGCTGTCAAACCAGAGTTCTGAACCAAAGCTACGTTAGTACCAATAACGGTATATTCCGTAGTAGAAGAAGGCAACAGGCCAGAAGCCGCGCCATCAGGTGTCGCACCAGCAGCAATCACAGCTTTGAACAAGGTATTTGGATCATTAACCACGTAAGCGGTAATGTATGTACCTGTTGGGGCTGCGGTGTTTGCAGGGAAGTATTGGGCAAAAATGACCTGACCTTGCGCGTTAACGTAAGAACAGCCCATGAAAATGCCAATAACTTGCGAGGTTGTTACAGTTGCACGAGCGGTTGTAATGGCGGATTTGATAATCGTGCCATTGTCAATCATCTCGACAACATCACCATTAAAAATGGAGGTGTTGTATGCCGAAGCAATACGGTACTGGCGAGTTGCACCTGCGAAAGGTGTACCACCGTACAGATTGATCGGTTTTAAGCCATAGGGCTTGTCTACCGTTGGAAAAGCCATTTTAAGGACTCCTAAAAATCAAGAACCAGAACCGAAAGTGACTTGAGATTTCTTATCAGCGAATAACGCCATATTCGATCTCGCGTCCCGATCACGAAGGAAATTGTTGTCCACCGAATCCATTTGCATCTTGTTCTTGTCTTCAAAGTGCTTGGCACGTTGTTCCATGAATTCAGATGGGATGCGACAGAGCAACAGACCGCCTATTTCAATACCGCCTTTAAAGCGGCCTTCAATGGCAGCGTGCATCATTAACTCGGGATATTCCTCTGCTTTGCAGGGTTCGTATCCTTCGCGTAACTTAGAAGAAATATTGCTGGGATCTGCCGTCCCGAGCGTACTTAATCGAACGTACCGGTGTTTCCAGCCGGGGCGATCATCTGGCATTGGAAGAGCTTCTGGAGCCATCCATGAAGTTGGTCTGTACGTTGTGGCCCGGGTTTTGAGTTCACGGGGTTCGCGGTTTTGTTTAACTTCATCCATGATTAAGAATTCCTTTGTAAGTTGGCAACCTGTTTCGCATATTCTTCAATGGGAACCCCAAGCCTGCGAGCTATCGCGGCTTCAGATGCCTTCAGTCGAATGCGGTTGGGTGGTGTGCTTCGTGTAGCAGGAGCCACAGGAGAAGCAATTTTTGTTGCACGGCGGGCCGGTCTATCGTCCTCGTCCGGGTTTTGACTTTGGTAGGAGGAGTCATCTTCCTCATGGCTCTGAACATCTACAAAATGCTCAGGAAAACGTTTGCGCATCGTCTTATCGATGGTTCGGAAATACTCTTCAGTACCCGCATAGTCGTCACCATATTGGGTTTTCAACTTTTTGTCAAGCCCCATTGCAGCCATTGTCATCTCTTGGTCTGCACCAAACCAATCAGAATTCTCCTCAACCCATCTTTGGGTTCTTGGAGTCAGGTTTGGTTTATTCTGCGTTTGGGGTGGTGGTGTGTCTGGCTCTTCGATTGGGCGCATTTGTTCTGCGCGGTCGATTCTCAGGGTGGCCTTGGTGATTTGCATCTGGGCTTCAGCCACACCCTCAGAGTCGCCAGACTCGTATGAATCCTTGTATTTCTTCTTGGCTGCTTCCAGTTCCATTTGCGCAGTTGACTTGTTCTGCTCAATGAAAACTTCGCTGCCGGTCTTGAGTTGGCCTTTTAAACGCTGGTTTTCCTCGTAGACCTGTTTGGCAAAGGTTTCCGCCGCTTCACGTTCACGCAGTGCCGTTTCTTTGGCCCGGCGTTCGTCGTGGTAGCCCTTGGAAAACTTCTTGATCCGAGCCTGAACTTTTTCGTCATAGTTTGAAAGCTCTTCGTCGGACGGGTCTTCCACCTTGTCCTTCATGGGCCTTCTACCGCGATCTTGCTCAGGCGTGTCGTCTTCGACTTCAACCTCAAAATTGTTGTCAGTCCCCACTTCGTCTTTTTCGTGGGGGAACTTGTATTCTTCTTCGATTCGTTCTGTTGCCATGTCTTCTCCTTATGCAGCGCGGGTGATGCCGCGCGGGTCTTCCACAACCGCTTCAACAGAGTCATCGTTGATGATTCTGAATTCACGACCATGAATCTTCAGGCGAGTACCTGAATTGGGTCGGACGATGACGAAGTCACCTTCCTCGCAAGACGGCCCGTTTGGAAAGCGAGTAGCGTCTTTGTAGGCATCGGGGCCAAGCTTCACGACAAATAGCACTGGGGTCAGCACCTCTTCGTAATGCATGGACTGGCTGGATTTCACAATCCCAATCTCACTGTCCGAATACTCTTCCATTGCTTCTGGAACAACGCACAGAAGACGAAATGTTTTTGGGTCAGGCAACTGCTTGGCTTTTTCTTCGGCACTTTTGTTCAAAATGCCAGTCAAATCCACAGCAGCGATATCAAATTCAGTCATCAGATTTCTCCATTTTTTGCACAAGGTCTTGAATAATGTTTTCTGCGTAGTTCAAACCTTGGATCACTCCGCAGATTCTTCGGTACTCTTCGAGCGTGTCGCACCGGCCCGCTGCCGTATACGCTTCACGCTCTTGCTTGAGTTTTTGAATTTCTTTGACAGTCATTGAAATTACTGTGTAATCACTCAATTACGTTCCTTTTTTCTGATTGCTAGGCGGTTTCTGCGCTGCCCGTTGCGCTTGTTGCACAGCCATCTGTGCTTTGTGTTTGGCGACATCAACACCCAGTCGAGCGCCATCCAACTCCATTTGCTTACTTAAGCGATCTCTGTTTGCAGCAGCCGTTGCACCGACTTGCATGGCTGCGATTTCTTTCTGCGCGGCGATACGGGACTCTTCGACCCGAATTTGGTCTGCTTTTGCAGCCGCATCCATTGCCTGTTTTTGCTGCTTGAGCTTCAGGTCTTCCATCTTCAATTGAAGCTCTTGCATCTGCATTTGCACGATTGGGTCTTGCATTTGCTGTTGAGCTTGTTGCTGTTTGGCCTCTTGGCTGTTCTGTGTAAACAGTTGTTGAGCAGCTTCTGCTGCCATGATGGCGATTTGATCTGCCATTTCCGGCGGTACTTTTTTGTTCTGGTCATCCACAGGGATAGAGATGCCCATGCGCTTTTCAATTTCCAAGCGATACTGGAAGCCAACGTGTTCGTTGATGTGCGCCAGCATGGCAGCTTGAATCATTTGAGCTTGTGGGTTCTGCGCAACAATCTGGGCTATCTTGGGGTCTTGCATAGCCATCATGTGGACTTTGATGTGCGCCTCATGGTTCTGTTGCACAAAAGCCTTGACCGGTCTACCTGTCAGGACATCTTGGTTTTCCTGAACCGGATCGGTTGGGATTTGATCGTCCTCGGTTTTGACTAGTTTTGCTGCGTTCTTGATGCCCAGAACCTCAATCATCTGACGGTGCAATACCGGCATGTCATACAACTGCGGGGCTTGCTGGGCCAACTGGAGAACCGCCTGATACTGGACGATCTTCTGCGCCATTGTGGCTGCGTTGGGGTCGCTGACAGGGATTACGTCCGTTGAGTCGTAGTCAGATTTACGGGCGGCGCGGCTGCCTTCTTCTGGCTCGTAGTCATAGTCTTCCGGTGCGTAGTCGGCAATGATTACCTTGAGCAGCTTGAATTCCTGCTTCATGGAGAAATGCATACGGGACTGAACCGCACCCATGACCTTCAGAGTTCTTTCCAGAATAGCCAAGGTTGTGCCGACCGGAGCTTGTGCAGACATGTCGGAGACGTTCATGTCGCCGCCGTTGGCAAAAGAGCGGCCTTCTTCTACGATGTTTTGGAACAGGGCAAACAGAACCTGACTTGGTTCTTTGTATGGCAGAGGCAGGATGTTGTCGCGGATTGAGCCGGACGGCACATCTACGTCTCTGAACTCTCCCGGCTGGATGGGCGTGTCATCACCCTTGATGCGAAGACCGCGAGACTTGAGGCCCCCGGGTAGATTCGATAATGTTCCCGCATCCACAAGCTGCCTGATGAGCATCGTAGCGGACTTTGCATAGCCTCCGATAAGGTGGATAAGACCATAGCCATAGAATCCAAAACCGGGGATGTATTGGTAGTGGACAAAGTGCTGTCGCTTGATGTGTAGCTCGTCTCCTTCATACCAATTTCTCCTTATGGCTAAAACTTTTCCGGTTTGTTTTTCAATGGTCACGACATAAGGCAAGGCGATGCCGGTTGGCTCGCCGTCCTTGTCTTTGTGTTCATACCCTTTTAGGTCAAGCTCAACATGCATTTCCAAGAGACGGAAGCGGTTGTCTTGGATAGCAGACATGCCGTCTTCTTCTGACTTCTGCTTCTCTACGTCGTCGAGTTCATAGCCGGGGTCGCCCAGATCAACATCCACGTAAAACCCGCTCTTTTGGAGTTTCAGGACATCGTTCTTGGTCTTGCGCATGATGTGTGTAACACGCTCTGCGGTCTCAAGATTGGAGGCTCCGTACGGAACAACCAAGTCTTCTGCGGGGATAAATACTGCGACTTGTCGGCCTTTGCTTGGGTCGTAATAGACCTTCTTGAAGGCGGAGCCGGTAATAGGCAACGACCACAGGAGCTTTTCATGCTCCGGGCGGTATTCCGTCATTACTTCCGTCAGTTGGTAGTTCATGTCTTCTTGAACTCTGGCTGCGGATTCTTCTGTTTCTGGGGTTTCTTTGCCGATGATTTTGGTCTTGACCGGCCCCATTGCAGGAAAGGTCTCAGAGATACCCTCTGACTGGAACCTTACAACTGACTCTGTCAGCATTGGGTGGAATACACCACAGGCTCCTTGCCAAGGTTCTGTGCGGTCTTCGTATCGCAAGCCTAAAAGCTTCAGGCCCTCGACGTAGGTTTGTATCCAATCTTTGCGGTCGCGCTGATCGGACATGAAATCATCCACCAAATCTGAACCCAAGGACTCCAGTTCGGTGTCATCCATGAGTTCTGCGAGGTTTTCGTTGAAATCTGGGTCGGTGTCCGGCTCCATATGGATAGCCATACCATCCATGTAGATGTCAACGGACTCAGGGTTTTCGATTTCAATTTCGATATCCGGGGCCGCCAACTCTTCCAAGCCCTGCGGCGCTGCGTACAAACCTTTGCTGATTGCCATTTTGATTCCTTAGACTGTGTAATACCGCTCAGTTTTGCGGCCTCTGAAGTACTTGACCTCTTCTTGCTCATCTGAGTCGATTGAAATAAAGCCGCCCTGCCGGTATCTGATCAATGCTTGACTGGTCGAATCCACAAGGTCATCGTTGTCGCCATTGGGGAAGGCTGCAAGCTCTTCCATCAACTCATCAGCCCAGCGGGTTTCTGGACACCAGACCACGCCAGATGCAAACAGGTCTGATATTGCGTTTACACGCGCTATCTTATCGTTTCCTTTGCTTGGTGTGTACTCTTGTAACGGGATTCCCATCGCACGCAGTTCATAGATCAAGGGTGCGCCAGCAGCCTTCTTTTCAATGATCAGGGTGTCTGGATTCCATTCTTTCCACATCTCCATCGCTTTTTGTTTTAGCTCTGGGAACTCCATACGTTGTTTAAACGAGTCCAAAACGATGATGTTGGACTTCATATTTCCCTGCTCATCTGGGTGTTGGAACACACCCCATGTGGTGCAAGCCGAGAAGTCGGCCCGGTTGTTCTTTTCAAACGCCGTGTCCCAGCTTTGGATAATGAATTCGCAGGACGGGGGTGTTTCACTATCCCATATGCGCCACATATCCCGCTTGATGATGGCTGATTCGTTGCCTGTGGGGTTCTGTTGGTACTGGGCTTCCCATTTTGCTGCGGGTAATTCAGCTTTCAGGGCTTCCAGTTCTATTTTTGACCAGAATCCGGGCCAAAGTGGTGTTCCGGACGGCAAAATAGCGGGGAATTCGATGACTTCCCAGTCATCCACGCCGCCTTTTTCTGAATTCTTGATGATCTGGCCTGTCAAATCCCGCTTTGACCACCTTGTCATCACAATAATGATGGCCCCGCCGGGCTGTAAACGCTGCCTTGGGCCTGATGTGTACCACTCATACACCCCATCAAACACTGAAGGGTTGTTCTGTCTGGCTTCCTGTTCAGAATGCGGGTCATCAATGATCAAGATATCCGCACCCTTACCAGTTACCGCACCGCCAACACCAATAGCAAAGTAATCTCCACCTTTGTCGGTGTTCCAGCGGCCCGCCGCCTTTGAATCTGACGAAAGTTTTGTATCAAACACCTTGCCATAGCCTTCTGACTGGACAAGGTTTCGAACCTTTCGACCAAAACCCACAGCCAATTCTGCGGTGTGCGCAGTCTGAATGATCTTTTTCTGCGGATATTTACCAAGAAACCAAGAAGGCAACAAGTAAGAAGCAAACTCGGACTTGGTGTGCCGTGGAGGCATATTGATGATCAGACGCTTTAGCGTGCCTGCGGCGACTCTCTCAAAAGCACTTGCCATGATTGAGTGGTGCTTCCCAGAAATAAACCCGGGCCACATCTGCGTGACGAAATACAGGAAGTTCTCCTGACACCGCTCAACCCTGTCCATCTCCAGTAGCTGGTAAACCTTTGCCCGATCCTCTGGAGGAAGACTGTTTGCCACCCCCAAGTACCCAATGATCTCTTCACGGGTCAAAAGACTCATAAGGCTGATATCTCTCTGACCGAGCGATCAACCAATTTGATCGAATGGAACTTGTGGGGCTTTATGGAAACGTAGCCGTCATCCTGCAACCTGTGGACGATACGGTGAATATTGGCCTTTGACTTCATCTTCAGACCCTTGGCAATCACTTCATACGACGGCGCAATGCCATGAATACGAATGTATGCTTTTATGAAATCAAGGACAAGCTGTCTGCGGGGCGTCATTTTGCGGATAAATGTTTAAACAAACACAGTTTAAACGCAAACACGAACGTTCGCAAGTCCTTTGTGAAAAAATATATGTACCCCCGGGGTCATGCGTTTTGGACATTGACGGGGGGTGTTTGGGATGCGAACGTTCTCAGAGATGGGGGAGAAGTAATTGGGGGAGTGGAATAGAGTGTAAGCGTGGGAGG